TTTCAACACTGCCAGCGGTAACCTGGGGAACCAACTCCGGAGAACCTGATGCTCATCACCCTGGATCCCAGTCTCGAGGTCGTTCCTCGCCGCGAACCCTACAAGAAGACCTTCGAGGAGGCGCGGCAGAACTGGCTCAACTCCCTCACGGGGAAGGAGTGGGAGACCCGGCCTGTGACCGTGGACGGCCGCACCTACCAGGAGCGACGTCTCAAGACAAAGGACCGGGTTCGGGAGCGCACCGGAACGGCGAACGACCACCAGCACAAGAGCTTCTTCGAGTACGTCGCGCGCTGCTACGCGCTCCATCGCGGCGTGGTGATCGGACCCGAGACCCTCTGGTACGTGGTCCTGTCCGAGCTTGCGACCCACATCAAGGCCCACGCCGACCACTACCGGGACCTGTTCACCCGCACCCCGGGGAAGGAGAGCCTGCTGGTTCCCGGCACCGTGGAGAATATCTCCATCGAGGACTTCCTCCCCCTCCTCCGGGAGAAGTGCCCGGTGAGTCCCGACGTGTTCATCCCGGAGTTCTCGACGTCGACTCCGATCTCCCGACAGGCCACCACGGCCGCGTTCATGGACGCCGTCTCCCCGTACTACAACTACATGATGTATCTGTGCGGGATCCCCAAGGTCCGGATCACAGGAACGGTCACGGACTGGGACACCTTCCTGCTCTACCTGAGCAGCCTGACCGCCTACTTGGACAAGGCCCGTCCCTACCTGGACATCGTCGCGGCGCACATCGCCAAGATCCGGAACACCCTGGAGGACGGCGAGGCTGATCTCGACTGGTGGAAGGACATGTTCCACAACCAGACCTGCGGTTCGGGTTCCCAGAAGCTCTGGAACGGATGGCTCCGTGACTTCGTCCTGGACCAGCGCCCTCTGCAGACGATGGCGACCCTGGACAACTTCCCTACGGGCATCTCCGTCGTAGAGGTCGTCCAGCTGGAGACCCGCCGTGCCTACAAGTTCATGTACGGGGTCTTCTACTCAGTGGCGGACGAGCAGGACTTCTTGGTCCCGTACTTCGGCGAGGTCGTGGAGCGCGCAGGGACCAAGGAGACCAAGACCTCCGAGGAAGCCCCGAGGCCACAGCCCGCTCTGTAGCTACTGTGCCCCCGTGGTGGAAGGGTCTACACATCGCACTTAAAATGCGTCGCTCCTTGTGAGTTTGTCAGTTCGCCATTTTGGTTTGGCTATCGCCCGTTTAGGGCATGCCTACCAAACCTCCTGCCGTCTACACCGTCTATCAAACGACCTGCCTTGCCAACGGCAAGATTTACATCGGCGTTCACAAGACTCGAGACCCCGACGACCGTTACCTGGGCTCAGGGAATCTGATCTCGCGGGCTGTCAAGAAGTACGGGCGAGATCAGTTCCAGAAGGAAGTCCTGTTCATTTTCGAGTCTCGAGCCGAGGCATACGCCAAGGAGAAGGAGCTCGTCACCGCTGCCTTCGCCAAGCGCGCCGATACCTACAACCTGAGAGAAGGTGGGGCAATCGGAGGCTGGTACGACGGCCAGAAGGGAGAAAAGAACTCCCAACACGGAACAGTATGGATTTGGATGGGGGGAGAGAAGCCCCGGAAGGTCCGGAAGGAAGTGGTGGGGGAGTGGATGGTTCTGGGTTGGAAGCGGGGGCGTGGGAAAAGGTGCGGGCCTCCGAGACCTTCCCCGATCAAAGGGAAGGTTCGGATGTCCAAAGGCTCAGAGACACTCTACGTTCTTCCAGAAGAAGTCCCGAAATGGGAAGCTCAAGGGTGGAGGGGTAAACAGAGACAGAACCGGGTTTGGATGCATCCTCCAAAAGGGATGGCCCGCAAGATCTTCGAATCGGAAGTCCAAGCTATGCTCCAAGAGGGATGGAGTCTCGGGAGGAGACCACCTAAAACCCGCCAGCCCTCTTCCGGGGAAAATCATCCTCTTGCCAAGCTCACCTGGGAAAAGGTACGTGAGATTCGGAGAATATATCGAGAGGGAGGGACAACACAGGCGTCTTTAGCCGCCCGGTTTGAGGTCTCCTATGTGGCGATCCATCACGTTGTCCGAGGAAAGACCTGGAAAGAATCTTGATCCCGGGTACATCCGATGACCCAGAACTGTCCGCTCTGTAAGAGAGACGTACCGGAGCGGAGGATCTCGGAGCACCACCTACGAACAAGGAAGGTGGATCCGAACCTCACTGTGGACATCTGTGCGATGTGTCATTCCACGATTCACCGGTTCTTCTCGAACCGTGAGTTGGCCGCCGAGGGATCCAGTCTCGCCAGCGTAGAGGGGCTGTTAGCCAATCCTGAGTATGCCAAGGCCGTGCAGTGGATTGCCAAGCAGGATCCTGCCCGGAAGACCAAGGTCTACAGGACGCGTCGTCGAGAGGCCCAACGTAGGAGATAGTGCCCTCCAGGAACGGTAGTGGAGGTATCCCTCCTTCCCGAGTAGGAGTACCCCATGTCCCTACGTAGAATCCTGGCTGAAGAGAATCTTCTTCCCGTACCGAAGCCTGTTGAGGCCCGAGGGATGGGCCCCGAGGATGTGAAGGCGGGGAAGTCGTACTGGATCTACGACGGAAGAGAGGATCAGCGAGCCACCTTCAAGGGGTGGAGGCTGACCAACCAGGGGCCTCTGATGCTGTTCCAGGGAGAGGAATCCGGCTGGGCCGCGTTCATGCACAACGGCACCATGAGCGTCGGGGTCGGCGCGGACGCTCGCCCTCTTCAGATTCTCCGCGAGGCTCGCTGAGCCTACATCCGGGCCAGGGCGCGGATGTCTTCGGGACCCAGGAATACCTCGTTGGTGCCGCCTCCGACGTCCTGGACCCGAAGCTGGATTTGACGGCCTCTCTTCTTCGCGAGGCCGTCAGCGACGGCGATCCCGATCACCTTCCCGTCGATGTAGATCTCCGTACCCGCGCGGAGCCCAACAAGACCGTCCCAACGCTCGTGGGGCTTCCAGTCGGTCATGTCCATGGCAGCGGAGACATCCTGGGAGGCGCTCTTCATCCGGGAGAAGGTGATCCCATAGACATCGCCCTTCCCGAAGTCCACATCAGCCATGTCGCCGGAGGAGTGGATCTTCTTGACGGTTCCTTCGCGGTCCTTCCCGAAGATCTCCACAGTGACCTTGTCCCCCACCGCAGGCTTGTCTCCCGCAGAGACATCCTTGGCAAGGACCAGGTTCTCTTTGGCGATCAGGGAACTTCACCGGCCACACGTACCGAATCACGTCCCGTTGGAACCCAGAGTGCAACCGTCTCGGCGTCCTACACGACCTCTCTCTGGGCCATAGCATCTGCTCTCAGTTCCGAGGGATCCCACCTTCGGAAGAGGTCCTGAGCATGCTCTTCAGCGTAGAGCACTTCGAGAGGGAGTTCCTCTCCCAACCCCACGATCATGAGGGGGATGGGATCCGGATGGCGCACCGCAGAGGGTTCTGAGGAACTACGCCCCGAAGAGCTTCTGCTCGAGAGCCGCAGCCTTCTTGGTTTCTTCCCGCCCGCCCGCGAGGAAGTCCCGGTTCCGGACGCCGTGGTATCCGGAGGGATCCCGCTCGTAGTCCATCTGGTCGACGTGGTCCGCCGCCATCTCGGAGAGGATCTGATCCTGCACGCGGTCAGGGTACTCGCGGTTGAGCCAGCTGATGACCTCAGCGTCCAGGGCGTCCAGGAGGTCATCCTCGTCGAGGCCCGACTGGTCCTGCAGGATGATGAACGCCTTCTGCACCGCACGGTCCGCATGCTCGAGAAGGGAAGCGTTGAACTCATCACCGAGGATACGGCCCATCCCGGGGGAGACAGCAGGCTGGTTCTTGTTCCGATCGAAGTAGGCCCGGAACTGGTCCTGGATATACTTCTCGATCTTCTTGTCCCGGCGGACCCTGTTCATGAGGTCCTTGACGGCAGGGAGGCGAGAGATATCTTGATGAGACATGGTCTTTTGAACCGCCATATGTGTCGTAGGGTTTAGTTGAGCATTGATCTTTTGAGTCAGAGCCAAATCTTTTTTGTTGAGGGACATGATCTCTCCGTAGACAGTACAACCCGCCCATGCATATAGCTCAGCTATTCGGGATGGACTCCGAGGAAGTTTTTAGGGCAGGGGGTTTTCGCAGTCCCGATCAGGCGGTATACCGAATGTAGAACGGCGGCCCCGGTCGCATACCCGAGACCAAAACGTGTTCTTCTCTTCCACCAACGCTGCTGCCCAAATCGGGACCGGAGCCACGGGTGTCTGTCGACGCCCTGGTACGGAGATTCGGCCAGTCGTGGTGCGTCCAGAAGATCATCGGAATCAGGATGCAACCGCGAAGGCCGGGGAGGGGTCCCTGAGGTAGCAGCAAACCAACGCTGAAACCGAAAGGACCCCGGCCCCGAAAGGGAAGCCGGGGTTCTCGCGTTTAGCGCCCATAGCTCAACTGGACAGAGCGCGAGTTTCCGGAACTCGAGGTTGGGGGTTCAAGTCCTCCTGGGCGCGCTCGCTTTCCTGGTACAGACCAGGACTTCTTTGAAATCGCGAATATGGATTGTCAACGGGTCAGACGTCGGACGGCGGCTCACCAACCCCTGAGGGGGGAGGGAACCGACCGTGACCGATCCCTAACGAAGCCTCTCCTCACCAGGGAGTGGGAGCGTCTGCCCCGGGAGAAGTTGTCACCTGCCAGCCCATTCGGGTTGCGGTAAAGGGGGCGACACTCCGAAACAACTTCGGCTTGGCTTGCTGGTGGCTCAGCGGTCAAGCAGGGGAGATTCCAGGTACTACGGATTCCTCGGTTTACGCGAGACATCCGCCGCGAGGCGGGAGAGTGGGAATCATCAAGTTGCCCGGTGGAAATGACAAGTGGTTCTCCTACGGGAGATTAAACGCTCGCGACGCCACCTCTGTCCCACGAAGCCTGTGAAGACAAACCAACCCTTTGGGCGCATGTAATCAGGTCAGGACACGGCAGAGTTGGGCAGTGGTCCCGAGTCCCCCGCCCCCCTTCTGGGGGTTTTGCGTCAACCGACTATGCCCATTCTGCGCTCATGGCCCAACTGGATAAGGCACGGGACTACGGATCCCGGGATTGGGGGTTCGAGTCCTCCTGGGCGCACTACTCACTTGTTTATACTCAGACCTGTTGGGATGACGAAAAGCTGCGAACAATGTGGAAAACCTCACACTGGGGATTATGGGTCTGGGCGGTTCTGCACCAAGGCTTGCTCACGAAGGTATATCAACGCTCGCGTCAGCAAGACGTTGAAGCAGAAAAAGCAGAGGCCAAAGATCCCTTGCGCTTTTTGCGGAACCCCGTTCCGACCTCGGAGTAGGAAAACCAACCGATTCTGCTCAAGGTCCTGCAGCATGAAAGACCGGGCTAAGGATCCTGCTTGGAGGGAAGCTATTTCCAAACGCAGAATAGCCTCCTTGCAAGCAGGGGAGGAATCCTCCCAAGCTATCCGGTGCACCTACGATTTCCAAGGAACTCCTATCCGTTGCGACAGCAAACTGGAATACGTTTGCTTGGTATGGTTCGAGAAGAACCATACGGTTTCTTCAATACAGAGGTGCCCTGAAGTCATCACTTATACGGATGAAACTGGGGTGTCTCGCAGGTACCTCCCGGATTTCTACATAGAGACTGAGGAGGGACCCTTTCTTGTAGAGTGTAAAATGTGGGCCCATCCCCGGCAGAATGCATTCTGGAGGGGCTACAACGAATCACAAGGGAAGAAGAGAGTCCTTTTAGAAAAACGTGCGCGCGTTCTTGGCGCGACACCTCTATGGTTTACCATAGAGGATCACCGGAGTCTCTACTACTCGATACCATCTCAGCCTCTTCGGGACCAGACCGCGAATCGAGAGGTCGTAGGTTAGAGTCCTACCAGAGGCGCCATCTTGGGGGTGAAAGCTGTTTGGATCAGCGCCGGAATTTGGATCCGGAGACTAACGTCTTCTCTCACTGCCGCACTCGCTTGGGTTTTCAACCCAAGCCTCCGCGAACAGTCTACAAGCCTTGGGGTTCGACTCCCCACGCCTCCTTTTTTATCCAGACTATTGCTCTTGGTAGGGCATGCCTACCCTGCCCGAGCCCGTCTTCACAGTCTACCGAACAACGTGCCTGGTCAACGGCAAGATCTACATCGGAGTCCACAAGACTCGGGATCCCAACGACGCATACATTGGGTCTGGGAATCTGATTTCCCTGGCTGTCAAGAAATACGGACGGGATCAGTTCCGGAAGGAAGTCCTGTTCATCTTCGAGACCCGAGTCGAGGCATATGCCAAGGAAAAGGGTCTCGTCACCGCTGCCTTCGCCAAGAGAACAGACACCTACAACCTCCGCCCTGGAGGGGATGGTGGTTGGGGCTATGTGGCTCAAAACCGGACCGCTGAGGAATGGAAAAGAATCTCTCTCCGTGCGGCGGAAGCGCGAAAAAGGCTTTGGGAAGACCCTGAATGGGCCGCACAACGCAGAGCCCAAAACACCAAACATCTCCAAAATGTTTGGAAGGGTCGGAAGCACTCCGAGGAGACCAAAGCCAAGATGAAGACCACTATGGCTGACCGAGGGACTCATAGAGGAGAAAAGAACTCTCAACACGGCACAGCCTGGATATGCAAGTTGGGGGAGAAGTCCCGCAAGATCCCCAAAGCAGAACTCCCTGAATGGAAGGCTCAAGGCTGGGTCCGGGGGCGGAAGATCAAGCCACCGAGGACTCCGAAACCAAAATCTTCCCATGAGTGCGGTTCCTGCGAGACCCGTTTCCCTACCTGGGTTGAGGTAGATGGGAAGTGGCGGAACGTAGGCGGTCGGGACCATTGCGTATCTTGCTGGCCTCTCGGGACTCCCCGACCAAAGGTTTCTCCGACCAGCCAAGGGACGTAACATTCCCGTACACGGAGAACCTCATGGATTTCGCCCTCGGATTCTTCCTCGGCGTCCTATCGACGCTTGTCTACTTCAAGGGGTTCAAGACCCCGAAGACGGAGATCTCCCCAGGCCAGGTCTGGGAGCTCCCCGGCGGGATCCACTACAGGATCCTCCGCGAAGCCTTCTTCAGCGACTGGGCCTGCGAGGTCGCCGGCTCCTCGGAACAAGGGTTGATTGGGTTGAGTTCCAAGCAGATCCGTTCGGGTCGGTTGATCAACCAGACCTCCAAGGAGGACGAGGCTGCGTGAACGTCCGAGACCAGTTCCTCGACTACTTCTACATGAAGGTACGAAGACGGCGGGTTCCCGGATACAAGAACGGGGTCATCGACGACCTCATCGACCTGGCCCACCACCTACTCTGTCGGCAAGGAGGGCTCTGGTGGCGGGATCTCTCGCCAGAGGAACAACAAGGCTGGCTCAACGCCCCTTGGGTTCCCGCCCTGCTACCCAAACTTCGAGTCAGGCAGGATCTCCATGATCCCCGACCGAATGTAGATGTGTAGCCGACACTTCCGAGGACTCCGGCCTCCTCGGGGACTTCGAGCAAGGTAGCTCGGGGATATCGTCAGGTCCTCTACAGAGGACCCTCCAATGTGGTCCCAATGCATCACCCCCGTTCCCACGCACGTTCCGAAATGGATAGCGTGCAGGTGTTGGGGGCAGAGAGGGCACTCGAAGAACAGGACCTGGCAGGTATGACCCTCAATCTCAGAGGCCTGGATCCTTCCGGCTATCCTGGGATCAGTGAGGGAGACAGTACTCATACCCAGGCTTCCTCTTCACGAGACTTATGTTCTCGGATTCGCTGAACCAAGCTCTGAGTGGCCTGTAAGGGATTGCTCATCTGAAGGGCCTCCCGAGCGGAATTGAGGATACCTGGGTGCTCATCGCATTGACATCCAGAAACCCCATTGGACTCCTCCAGTCGGAAGTGTTCAGGTAGGTGTTGAAGGATGAACTGAAGAAGCCTACGAGCCCCTCCAGGGCCGGGAGATCCTTCGAACCGAAGGATCTGGCTTTCGAGTTCTCGGTGCTGTTCTCGGAGAACCGGAATAGGATCCGAAATCCCCTCCTCAGCCAGTATCCGTCTCAGATTTTTCATGCGACGCCTCCACCTACGTACACGGGAATAGGCGGTCCAACTACGGGGTGTAGCGCAGTCTGGTAGCGCGCCTGTCTGGGGGACAGGAGATCGTCGGTTCGCCGTTTTGGATTGACTATCGCCCTTGTAGGGTATGCCTACCAAGCCTCCTGCCGTCTTCACCGTCTACAAAACAACCTGTCTGGTCAACGGGAAGATCTACATCGGGGTTCACAAGACGCGGAACCCCCATGACACGTACCTGGGCTCAGGGAAGCTGATCTCCGCTGCCGTGAAGAAGTATGGTCGAGACCATTTCACCAAGGAGATCCTGTTCATCTACGAGACCCGTGCTGAGGCATACGCCAAGGAAAAGGAACTCGTCACCGCAGCGTTCGCCAAGCGGGCAGACACCTACAACGTGATGGCAGGAGGAGTGGAGGGCCCTGGTTGGTACAGGGATCGTCGGGGATCCAAAAACCCCTCTCACGGAACTGTCTGGATATGGGCGGAGGGCGAGAAGCCTCGCAAGGTCAAAAAAGAAGATCTGGGACAGTTTCTGGCGGAAGGATGGTCTCGCGGTAGAGGGCCCAACTTCAAGCGTCCTGTCCCACCCCCCTTGGAAAAGGGCCGGGTTTGTATCCATCTCGGGGAAAACATGAAATATGTGCCTCCCCAAGATCTCCAAACCTATCTGGAGAAGGGATGGGAGACAGGAGGGAGCCCAAAGTTCCGGAAAACTATCTCCCAAGCGCGGAAGGGTGTTGAGCCTTTCTCAAAAGGCAAAACCCTCATGAACCGAGATGGGGTTTACAAGTATGTCTCAGACAACGAGGTCAAGGCATATTTAGGTCAAGGATGGGCACGGGGAGGTAGGGAAAGTCCCGACAAAGGGTCTAAAAGACCAGAGTGTGGAAGGCCTGGGGAAACACACTCTCAATGGGGGTGTGTCTGGATACACAACAATTCTGGGTCCCGACGTAAAATCCCAGCCACCCAATTTACGAGGTACTCCCAAGAGGGTTGGGTCCGTGGAATGGGCTCGAAGAAGAGACGCTAAATTCGGAGAGTGGCGCAGTCTGGCAGCGCACTCGGCTGGGGGCCGAGCGGTCGCAGGTTCGAATCCGGCCGCCCCGACCACTTCAAGGACGACACCTATGATTGCTCCTTTGCCTGAGACTCTACAGGAAGCCTTGGACGACCTGGGAGCCCTCTCAGCGGAGGAGCTATACGATCCTCGGATCCTGTCCAAGACTCTGGCCAAGGCAGTTGCAGAGATCCCAAAGGGGAACCGAGTCCACGGGGTTGCCCTCGTTCTGGTCACCGCAGACCACGACGCCGGAGACCTCAGGGTCTCCAACTCCATTGACGTCTACTCGCAAGATGGCTTGGACTGGCTGGTTCAGGAGACCGAGCGGGTTCTGGAGAGACTTGCCGCAGCCCATCTCCTGACGACGCCCGTTGCCGACGGGTAGCCCTACAGGATCCCTCGAGTGGGGACCATCCGGTAGCACTCGGACTCAAGCCACCGCTCTTCGTCCGTCTGAAGAGCATCCCGGAGGGCCCTGTCGATCTGGTTCTTCTTCCGGCACGCTGCGTGGCGAGTGATCAGGTAGAAGGCGCTGTGGTCTCCCTGGCCGAAGTAGATGTTCGTCATGGAGTTCGGGTCGACCTTGTCGGTATGGCGCGCTGCCACCTTGAGACCGGGGATTCCGCTCAGAGCCTCTTTGACTCGCTCCCAGAGGGCAGCCCAAGAGGCCTCCTTCTGGATGCCCAGGTCCTTCATTGCTTGGCGAACCGCTTGGGTGTCCTCTTGGATCGACATGAAATCCTCCTTGGAACAGGAGAGCACGATAAACTATCGACGGCGACCAAGGTGGACCTGGGTCTGCAAAACCTATGGACGAGGGGTCAGTTCCCTCCGTCGTCTCCACTCATGTAGCGGATTAGAGCAGCCCGGTAGCTCGTCAGGCTCATAACCTGAAGGTCCCCAGTTCAAATCTGGGATCCGCTCTCATCTCTACCAGGTGTTCGAAGGCTGAGGAATAGGGGGCGTGGGGTTCCTCCGTTCCCTTTCGCGGTTGTCCCGCGCCTGGTCTTCTTCCAGCTCCATCGGCATGTAGAACCGGAGATCAATCGAGTAGCGGCTTCCGTGGATGAGGCCTTCGAAGAAGTCGAACGAGATGATGTTCCCCTCGGTATCCCGGAACCTTCTCTTGCTCCCTTCCCTGGGCAGCTTGGAGAGGCCCATGGATTCCGCCTGTCGAAGCTTCTTGTGGGGAGTCTCCGACGGGTTCCGAGCCTCCCTCTCCCACACGACACCCCGAACGTAGCCTCGGAAGAACGCGACCTCCCAGCGCCGTCCCCGACCTCCCGGAACCAGCTTGAGAAGCTTGGCCTGGGCGGGGGTCAGGAGGACAGTTCCCTTCCCTCCTCGAGATTGGACCTTGAACCGCTTCATACCTCCTCGCGGAGAGGCGGTGGTGAGAATCCCTTCTTCGGCGAGCAGGGTTCGGAGATTCCGATAGGTCATGGGGGGCTCCTACAACCACCTTTTCCGATAGGGTCAATACCCTGTCCGTATTTCTGGGTCAGTGGTTCAAAGGTTGAACAACGGGCTGTTAACCCGTGAGTGAAAGCTCTATGCTGGTTCGAGTCCAGCCTGGCCCGCCATAATAGCCGCCCTATAACCAAGCCTTCCCAGGTTCAAGACCTGGGCGGATTATGGGATGCGAGAATTGCGGAAATCCTCACGACGGGACATAGGGCTCCGGGCGCTTCTGGGAAAAAGTGGGTATGCCCCCCTCGGGGAAACTCGCCGCTGCTCCCCCGAGGAGGCAGCTGAGCTTATTGCTGCCGGGTGGGTTCCGGGGAGAAGATCTTAGAACTTGTAGATTTCAGGGGTGTGGTGTAACTGGCAGCACACGAGGTTCTGGCCCTCGAGGAGACTGGTTCGAATCCGGCCACCCCTTCCATCTCACACTTCTATGGGGTCGTAGCTCCAATTGGCAGAGCAGCTGTTTCGCACGCAGCAGGCTGTGAGTTCAAATCTCACCGGCTCCATCACCTACTCTTCCTGGTCCTCATACTGGGAGGGTTCCTTGTCCTCGAGTCCCATGTGCCAGGAACGCTTGTCCCGGTCGATGTTGAGCGCCTCGTAGCCGTCGCGCCCCTTGGCGAGTTCGAGCTCCGGGCCGGCTCCGCCGATGTTTTGGGCTGCCTGGGAGTACTTCTTGTCCGGGGCTGGATCGACCCTCAAGAAATCATGGCCGTCGCCGTCGAAGGCCATCCCGAAGATCGCCGAGTGTCCTCCGTTGTAGTGGAGGAAGGCGAGGAAGCTCTCGAACACCTCCATGGTATCCGGATGGGCTGTCACCTCGAACGTCTTGGTCACTTCCTCTCCCGCTTTCTTCTTGAGAGCTTGAGACCGAAGGAAAGCAGCAGCGACACGGCGGGGATCAGGCTTCATGAGATGCTCCTGTATGGACAGGTCAGATAGTCTGACGAGCGGTAACTCGCTCCGTAGGCCAGGATACACGGTTCCCTGTCCGCCCGGGGTTGGATTCTGGGCCGCCAGAAGGAGCCAAAGCCCTCAGGTAGTGCTGCCTGGGGGACTCCTGGATGCCCCCGGAGGCACTATGGGCCTGTACACCACGAGCAAATCCCAAGAGGCCCTCCGAGAGCTCTTGGTCGGGAAGACGATCAGGGACGTGCGGTTCCCGCCGATCACCCACCTCCTCTGCGAGTTCGTCTTCGAGCCCGAAGTCCCAGAGGGAGATCCCGAGACCCTGATGCTCTTCGCTACGGGCCTGGGCTTCTGGACCGGGAAGCCGGACTCCTACTACTACACACAAGACCCCGACGGTACGTGGCGCCAGACCACCGATGCCGAGAGGGACATCTACTTCGAGGAACATCCCGAGGGCATCGAGTTCGCCGCAGCGATGGCGAAGAACATGAAGACTCAGATCCCTGAGGACGCTCCCTCCGTTCCCGAGTTCCAGACAGAGCTTCCCGAGGCAACCTCCTGGGCGGACTCGGAAGACATTTAGGCCGCTGAGTCATGGGATGCTCGCCCCTGTGGTATGGGGGTGGATCGGATTCGAGTTCCGAAGTGGCCTCCATCTTATAGGTGAGTAGCTCAGTAGCGGAGAGCACCGTCTTTACACGTCGGGGGTCGCAGGTTCGAGTCCTGTCTCACCTACTTCTCACATAGCCGAACCCCGAAGCCCTCTGGAAGTCGTCGGTAGACACCAGGAGGTTCTCATGGATAAGGCAAGGTGGTTGGCGTTCTCTGAGGAGATTGCCAAGGTCATGAAGAAGTACGGAGCTGAGATCTCAGGCTGCGGCTGCTGCGGCAGTGCGTGGGTTTCGATCGAAGGTTCCGTGGGATACGATGACGTGGTCATCAATTCCAAAGGGGTACACACCAAGATCAGCGGGGGAGAAATCCACATCGCCGACTTGGAGAGTTGACCCTTGCCTCCTCGGAGGCGTCAGGGGATGTAGCTCAGCTGGCAGGTAGCACCGGACTGTCACTCCGGAGGCCGGGGGTTCGCCATTTTAGATTGGCTATCGATCGGGGGAGGGTATGTCTTCCCTACCTCCTGTCGTTTTCACCGTCTACAGAACGACCTGTCTCGCCAACGGAAAGATTTACATCGGAGTCCACAAGACCCGGGACCCCAACGACGCCTACCTCGGATCCGGTTCCGTACTCCAGTCCGCCATCTTGAAGCACGGGCGAGACCAGTTCACCAAGGAAGTCCTGTTCATTTTCGAGACCCGATCCGAAGCCTATGCGAAGGAGAAGGAGCTCGTAACAGCAGCCTTCGCCAAGCGCGCCGATACCTACAACTTGATGGAAGGAGGTGTGGAGAGCCCCGGCTGGTACGACGCCCAGAAGGGCCCAAAGAACTCTCAGTACGGAAAGGTCTGGGTCTGGATGGAAGGCGAGAAACCTCGGAAGGTCCGGAAGGAAGTGGTCGGGGAGTGGATGGTTCTGGGTTGGAAGCGGGGGCGGGGGCCTCGGTTCAGAGAGAAAATGACACCCCTTCTGTCAAGAATCCGTCCCGATCCTGTTGGAAGGATCTATGTCAATCACACAGAACAGGGGGAATCTCTCATTCTTCCGGGAGACCTGGAAGAAATGCAGAGACGGGGGTGGGTACTCGGACGCGCTTGTAAAATCTCCCCTGAAGGCCGCCTAAAGATATCCAAAGCAGCCAAGAGACACCTACAAGGCAAGCCTTCTCTGACCAAGGGATTCTGTTGGGTCCATTTGGGTCAAGAAGAGAGGAAAGTCTCTCCGGAGGAGGCCCAGAGGGTTACAGCCTTGGGATGGAGAAAAGGAATGGCCCCTCGGGTTTGGGTGTGTGGCCCTTCTGGACAGGCCAAGAGAGTTCGGGAACACGAGCTCCCCAAATGGCTTGTAGAAGGTTGGCAGAAGGGAAGGAAATACCGACGGGGCCTATAGGATTTTTGGGAGAGTCCCTGGGATTGCATGCGAATCTCCAGGACACCAAGGCGCTCCCACCATTTCAACCCAGGACGAGGTAGATCTTCCGGTCTTGTTCCCCGGTATCCCTGTCCGGGAACCGGCACTCAGGACAAGTGACCAAGTTGCGGTTCCCGTCCAGGTCTATGAAGTCGTGGCCTGTGGGCCGTACTTCCCAGGTGGGGCCGGCCAGTTGGAGGATCATCCCGCAGCGCATGACCAACACAACAGGGTCGTCATCGCGTTCACAGTCGTAGTCCGTAGCTGAGATATGGCAGAGCATGCCGTAGGTTACCTGCTCCAAGCGGTAACCCTCCTCACAGGAGGAGACATGAGCGCCCCAACGATCGAGGAAGCGATTGCAGATATCCGGCAGATGCTGGAGACTCTGCGCCCGCGCTACCCTGCGGGAAGAATCATGTTCCTCTCGAAATCGGACTCCCAGGATCTCGCGCGTCGGATTGCCCAATGGAACTTCGAAGGCCCGGAGGTCGACAGGTTCCAATCCGCTCTGATCGACCTCTACCTGGAGTTCGGAGCAGTGGCTCCCCAGGCCCCCTGAGCGCTTCTCGGTGGAGACCCTATCTCCCAGCAGAAGACCGGAGGTTCCTCATGAGCAAGCTGCGCGATATCCTGGCTGCTGAAGGTCTCCTGAAATCAGGCAAAGTGTCCCGGAAGATGAAGGACGACGCCTACGCCGCCGCCTTCCAGAGATTCTCCCAAAGATTCCCCTTCGCCAGAGTCACCCGGAACCCCAGTCAAGGACGGCGAGTGGGGGCGTCCTCCAGGGACCGTCCTGCTCCGGGTGACCTTCCTGGCTGACGGCCGGAAGGCCCAGTACGACGTCTCCATAGATGAGAACACCGGAGCCGTGCTGGGCGTCGGCACTCACTGATTTGCCCGAGTCCCCGCAGAGGGAGGCTCGAGCTCAACCCAGCAGGTCCAGGCCAGACTTGTTATCCCTCTGCTCCATTTGGGTCGCACGCATCTGTGGAGAGGCACCGGTCTCTTAAACCGGAAATGCCGGGTTCGAACCCCGGGCGACTCACTGCTTTGGTTAGCTGCTTTAGCGAAACTATATCTCCCACGTGCCATGGAATGTCAATACTGCGGATCTCCCCGGAAGAACAGGAACTCCAAAGCACAGCACGAGCGGCTATGTCGGGAAAATCCGGACCGAGCCGAGCATCCTCGGGGGATGTTGGGGAAGAAAGGACAGAACCAGTTCACAAAAGGGACCTGGGAAACCTGGCCTGAAGAAATCAGACAGAAGTTTTCTGCCGCCGGGAAGCGAAGAAGACACAGCCCCGAGACCCGCGAGAAGATAAGCCTCTCCCTGCGGAAGTTCATCCAGGACAACCCCTCGCGTGCAGGGTACGCGGTGAATCACTACAGCAAAGGACCCAGCTATCCTGAGATCTACTGGAAGACGTGTTTAGAGAATGCAGGTCTTGTGTTTGAAGAACAGTTCCCCCTCGGCACGTATCGTCTCGATTTCGCGTTTCCCGATGTACGAGTAGATCTCGAGATAGATGGAGAGCAGCACTATCTCGATCCTCGGCTTGTAGGGCACGACCAGAGGAGGACAGAAAAACTCAAAGCCTGTGGGTGGCGGGTTGTCCGGGTTCGATGGTCGGAGTTCCAGAAGCTCCAGGGGGAGGAACGCACCACTTTTGTTACAGAACTTCTTGGGTCTTTAGCTCAGTTGGGAGAGCAGCGGACTTTCGAAAATGGAAGCCCTCAGTAGGAATACTGAGGTGAACATCGCACTGTATGCTGGAACACCCTGAGAGCCCCGACCACGCCCCTTCGCGTGACAGTGTCGGGGATTGGGCAATCAGCAGGCAACCCCTACAGACGGGATCCCGAGAGGGAAGACGGATCCTGGGATTGGGAGAGCCCTCAGAGACTATACGTGCGACACCCAGAACGGGTGATGAGATAGTCCAGCCCAGCAAGCCCCTTCGAGGTGGCACGAGAAACCGTGTGCTGGGACGTAATCCGCCGGTCCTGGGTTCAATCCCCAGAAGACCCATCTCCATCCTGGGTTCGAGTCCCTAGGGCCTACCAAATACCTCTGGGTTCCCCAGGAACCTCCAGGACGTAACATAGTCAAGGAGGCTTCCATGGCTGGAGACCAGTACCTCAACAAGTTCATCCGCTTGAACATCCGCCCCGACCAGTTTGGGAATCACGACAGCGCGCTTCTACAGGAGCACCACGGCAGGAAGATCAAGATGGTTGAGGCCCTGCATGGTCCCTTCTACCGGACGGACCTCCGGCTCCCGGGGCGGGAGAACGAGCGGAACGACTACGTCCACAACGGCTTCCTGGTCGTGGACCCAACCCAGGACGGCAAGATCCTGTCCCGGTAGAACATCTCATGGGGTTGTAGCTCAGTTGCGTAGAGCGTCCGTCTGATAAGCGGGAGGTCGAGAGTTCAAGTCTCTCCAGCCCCACTCCCTACGACAGTCCAGCTCAGAGAGCGTAGTAGACCTTCTTCTTTTTCGGAGGGTCTTCCCGCTTCGCCTCCTCGTCCAGCTTCTTCTGGCAGAAGTCGATGACTTTCTCAGTCGCTTCAGGGGCGCGCTGGCGCTCGAGCTTCGCGAGCTCAATGACAGCGATGAGGAAGCCGGAAGTGTCAAGGGCTTTACGAGTCATTGAACTGAAATCTCCAAGCCTGATCCCTGGATAGCGGCCCAGATAGCTGCGAAAACGGCAGCCACCTCGAAGAGGATTTTCCCGACGAACCAGCCGGCTCCCCGGATCTGTTCCTCGATCTCTTTGCGTCCTTCCGCTGTTGCCACCCTGGTGAAGAAGCCCCGGAAGACCGGCTTGGGCTTCATCATGTCCCGGATGCTGGTCATGAGTCCCGCCAACTCCAGGAGAACCTTCATCTGAGCCTGTAGGTGTGCCGCCTCTTGATTCTCGTTGAGCCTCCGGATATGCCGCGCGGAGGCTACTCGGATGGTTCCAATCAGGGACTCTTTGGTGACGCTGTGCTTGAGAAGGTAGTCGTCGGCGCCCGCTTGTACGGAGACCACCCCGTAGTCGGCCCCGTTGAGGCCCGTGAGGACTATGACACTATTGGTGGTAAGCTCTCGAGCCTTGGCTACCGCAGAGGCCCCTTCATGGGGAGGCACGTTTAGGCCGAGGAGGACGCACATCCAGTTCTGGCGAAGCAGAACTTGGCATGACTCCGCCTCAAGATCGGTTACGTGAGTCATCTCGATACCGGAGCCCTCCAGCATCGCGGAGATCTCATCGGCGAACGACTGGCGGTCTTCTACGAGGAGAACTTTCTCAGGAGGTGTGGGGGCTTCAGCTGGCATCTGCGAGGACCCTCCTTGATAAGATTCGAGGAGATAAACCCAGAACCGGTACTGCGTCAACGTGGAGGGTCTCCCCCCACACAGACGGTATCTATTCTTGATCTTTCGGGGTGTGGCCCAGTCTGGTAGGGCGCCTGGTTTGGGACCAGGAGGTTCGCAGGTTCAAATCCTGTCTCCCCGACCATCTACAGGACATATCATGGCCAACCGATTCCCTTCCCTGGGATTGCCTCAGGTCCCGGAAATCCCAGACTCCTTGGTCCAAGCGACCCGGGACTGGCTCGGGGCCCCTGGTCTGGAGGTCTTCCGCGAATACCTCCAGGTCTACGGAAGGGTGGATCCCGTCTTCAAGAAGGAAGGATCAACCATTCCCCACATGGTCCATCTACGAGAGGGAATGCAGGTCCGCAACTTCCTCCGGATGCGTTCCGAGTGCGCGGGCTGGGGAGCACACAAGCTTGACGACTTCTGGGCCGAGGTCGTCACCAGGGCGATCCAATGAGAAAGATACGAGATGGAGGGCCCGCCAAGACTTTCATGGACAAGGCCCCTCAGGCAGGGGATGTCTACGAGAGGAGCTGGCCTTGGGGAGTCTCCGAGACCCGGACGGTTCTTGAGTCGGACCCTGGACGGAACTGGGTCGTCTGGAAGAGCGGGAGCCAACCCCAGGCCCAGGGGACGATTCGGACGTGGAACTCCTGGGCCCGGCACGCCAAGAAGGTTTCTGCCGGAGGGGGTGGGGCGTAACAAGTCCGGACCCCAACCAGAGGCCCTCTATGGACCCCATCCTCAATCCCGTCCTCTTGGCGGCAAGTTCCCCCCTCACAACCGCCAACCTGATTGGCATCGGGCTGGCGACCTACTTCGGGAGCCACTTCCTGCTCGCGTATCTCAACGCGGTCATCGGCTACCCGCCCAACCGATACTGGGACACCCCCAAGGGTCTCCTGGCCTACTGGGCGGGGCCTCGCTTCATGATCACCATCATCACGATGGTCTGCGCGATCCTGCTGTCTTCCCCAGTGTAGAGGACCCGGTAAAGTCGCGCATGCCACGATTACTCGCTGGACGCCTTCCGGCAACCTGCCCTCACTGCAACACGACAGGGGAGTACCGAACCTACGACTACGTCTGGCAGGCTGGGGTCATCCCCGACGGGTTCTGGTGTGTTAGCTGCCCCCAGAGCTTTCCGTTCTCGTTCCAGGATCTCCCTCGTTCCAGGATCTCCCTCGATCCTGGAAGCAGGCCCTTCAGAGATCCCTGGGAGACCGTTCGTGACCTCGGAAGCTCAACGATACCAGGACTACGAGAACCTCGTCTGCGCAGTAGCAGCGAAGATCCTGCGCGACCAGAAGTACATCGGGTTCCGGGGGGTGACTACCATTCCGATCCCTGGTCTGCTCAGGGCCGGATTCTCTGTCGAGGAAGCGGCTATCGAGGTTGCCCGGAAAACGCAGGAGGAGGACCTGAAGGTCTCCCTGGTCTAACGGGTGACGTGGATCTCCGCGAACGTCGTGATCCCTTCGACCACGACGACGCCCGGTGTTTCCTCCAGGCTCTCTTCGACCTTGGCACCCCAGATCGGCTTGGTCCAGACCCCGGTTTCGAGCATCTCCGACTGCTCATCGACAGTGAGAGCGTGGCTCAGAAACACAGGACCCCCCATGCTCAGGAGATCAGCGTAGTCCACTGGGTGTAGACTCACCGACTCGACCTGTTCGCCCCGAGCCTTGATCGAGGCGAACGCATCCGAGAGCACGCAACTCCCCAGAGGGGCGATAGCGACGAACTCTCCAACCTTTTCCAGATCCGACATTGTTTGGATCCCCCAGTTACGTCAACCATCATACCCAGGAGAATACCATGGGCAAGCGGAGGTCCGGGGCTACGGCTTCGGAAAACAGGTGAGACCGAAGACGGTCGGGATGTAATCGGCGGATGCTTCCGGTTCATAGACGAACGGGGAGTTCCTATCGAAGTCCTGATCTCCATCATCAACGACCGAGGAGGAGTAGTAGACTGGCTTGATTTCTGGTCTTCAGCCATGAAACAGGGCTGGAAGCCAGACCGAACCTTCATCAAGCTCCGGAGAGCGGTCACCGACATCTACGGCGAAGAGTGGGCAGAGGAGTGGGAGAGAAGACTTCGCGCCTCTGCATACAAGTAGCGGAAGGGGGGCAGGACGCGGTAATACGGGTGTTCGGTCCTGAGGCTGGAGATTCTCAACGAGACTTGAGTTCCTGCAAGGGGCCATGTATGGAGGCCCTTGGATAGTGTTCAAGTTCAGATGTGAGAAGTGTGGCTCAACCCGAGTGGTCGCCGACAAGGACCTCCGGTGGGGCTACATGTTCCTGTCCTGTTCGGGATGTGGCTGGCAGCTGCACGGAGAGGACAAGATCAAGGAAGCGGTGCTGCGACAGAAGCTCCAGGACTCCAACCACCGAGAGGAGGCGGAGAAGGAGGCAGCAGGGAGTGCCATCGAAGCACTCTGCGCAGGATTCTCAGAGTGGAGGCGGAAAGCTCTCTCCACAGCAGGACATAGCATCCGCAAGTTCTGCACGGGGTTCTCTGCCTGGCAGATGAAGAGAGCGCGATGGGAGGCCCAGGCCCGTATCTTCGGGAAAATCCTGGAGGAGATCTCCTACAACTACTCCTACTGGAGAGGAGAGCAGGAAAGGGCCTTGGGGAGAACTCTGGAGGCCCTTGGGAACGACTTCGCGGAGTGGGTAGCCGCTACCCCGACCTGCGCGTGGAAGGACTGTGGGGACCCTCCCAGGGCCTCCAGCAAGTACTGCAGCCGGGGATGTTCCAACCGGAACGCTCGAGCGCGACACAAGGCACGGAGCCGCGCCGCGTAGACAGGCTATCCCTCAGGGTTCTCGCACCCGGAGGCCCTGATGGCTGGTTCAGAGAACTTTCGGCAGCTTCTCGGCTGTGCTGGCCTACGGAGTGGATCTCCATCTTGGTGAGGTAGGGGCTGTCCCCGATGGGTGGGTCCAGCCCCCCATGGAAGTCTACGAGACAGAGCTCGCAGGAAGGCCCTCCTTGCTGCCCATTGAGACCATAGAGGAAGCAGTCCAAGCAGGTCACTGCCCCCCGAGGGTGCACTCCCGGTATCTTGCGTGGCAGGAAGCCCAGGACCTCGAAGAATCGGAAGAGGTCGCGGCGACCCCCGAGGAGTAGGATGGCCAAGGACGTTTTCTACAGGTTCTGCCACCTGGAGCGGGAGACCGATACAGGCAGAGCGTTCACAGCCAGCTGGCTTCCCGAGTCCCACAAGGGGGTTGAGATCCGAGTCGGGACTCAACTCTCCTTGAAGAGCCCCCATACCAAGGAGATCTTCCCTGAGGTGTGGCGGGTCATGAGCGTATCCGGGATTCGGAAGTCCCCGCAGGATGTTCGCGAGAAAGAGCGGATGTGGATGAAGTGGCGGAAGCACACTGACGTCTGACACGGTAGTGTGGAGTGCGGCCTGTTGTATCCCTATGTCTGCGGCAGACACGCAGCCATCCCAAGCCATGTTGTGTGGGCCGCACCCCAAGGGTTCCATGATGGACGCAATATAGTGGTCTGCGGCAGGCCCCCTTTGCCGATAGGATCCTGGTAGAAGGTTCCGAGGGGGGAACTCCCGGGAGAGTCTATGGACCGCGCGCCGAAGAACCAAGTCACCAAGCGCCGGAACGGTTGGACCCTCCGACGCTCCGGGAAGACTCGGCAGCTGCGCCTCACCCGCAATGGGGTCCGCGACCCCCAGACCGGGAGGCGACACAAGGATCTCGACAGCGCTCTCCGGGATCTGACTGGAGAGTCTCGTTTCCGGAAGAGGAGTCGCTGATGGCAGGAAAGAAGCACCTCAAGAGATCCAAGCTCATCGAGCACGTGCCTCCCAAGCTCCTCTGTAAATGTGGCAAGCTCGGCGAAGGGATGCAGAGGTGCCCCCTGGCTGACGTGTTCCCCGGGGCAGATAGCTCTCCCCACTGCAACTGCTGTCTTCGGTGTCGAACCAAGTGCTGGATGGAAGTATGAGCCCCCGTTTCATAGAAGCCTGGGCCCAACCTGGGAACCGAATCCTGGCTCGCTGTCGTCGTCGATTCCCGAACGGATTCCTTGACAACACCATCCTCTGGCGCCCCGGCATCATCCTGGACCTCCCTCCGCGCTTCGGGGGTCGAGAGTTCCGAATCCTCGTTTGGGCGGAGCCCGACATCTGCATCGAGCACGACTTCGAGGACGGGAAGTCAATCAACGGGAACGGGGTCCCTACCCTCTCCGGAGATTCGGTCTTCCGGTTCGAGCAACGAGTGAGGGACAGCCTCGAAAAGGAACTGGGACGTGCCTTGGCAGGAGCTGGCGCTCCCCGGTTCCGAGGGTACACGACCCCGATCAGCCATCAGAACCAGAAGGGTGAGAACATCACCGGGATGGTCATTGCCTTCGACGACCTTCCCGAGACCCCTGAAGTGGACGCGGCTCTCAAGATCCTCGAGAGCAGAGGCTTCACAGTGGACATCGGCGACAAGGGCGTGATCATCGAGGACCCCAAGGCCCGCTACATTTGGGCCCCCGGCTGAGTTTCCCAAGAGATCTCCAGGGCGTAACACGCTCGGAGGTACTCAAAATGGAACACAAGCTCTCCCCCGGCGGACAGGTCGTCTCCTACGATCAGGCCCGTGCGGTCCTGTTCTCCCTCGGCTGCGGCGCGCGACGCGACGGCGACTACCTGGTCGTCCTGGCCGAGCGTACGACCACCACCCTCTACGTGGGGAAGGTTGAGGACGAGAAGCCCCTCGGCCGTCTCTACATCGATGAGGGCCACTACAGCAGCGCCCAGGAGCTTGGAGGGACCGTGGCGTCCATGTCCACCCCCTGGCGCGAGTACGTCGACTTCGGAGACCTGGCCTACGTCGTCCTGCGCAAGCTCGACCCGGAGAAGGCCAAGGAGTGCCACAGCGGGGATGCCCTCGGGAGGGGCCGTCGCCAGAGGCACCGGATGGGCATGATCCACGAGCGGCTCGTGGCCCTCGGCTACTGGGAGGCCTCCGAGAAGAAGGCGGCTTCCTGAATAACATGGGGGTGTAGTCTAATCGGCAAAACACCGGTCTTTGGAACCGGATTTACAGGTTCGAGCCCTGTCACCCCTTCCACACCTTCCTTTCGAGAGGTAGAGATGCCCCACAACACAGGCCACGCAGAACTGGTTGAGGTCGCCCGGCGGAACGGCTGGGTTCGATGGCATCACTCCGGAGTCGCGGAGAAGCTCTCCCTCGAGGATGGAGTCGTCTTCGCGGAGGGGCCCACAACCCGGCGTCACTGGATCTCCAAGAAGAAGACCCACTACTGCATGTCGATCCCCGAGCCTTGGGTCTCTATTGGAGAACTCACCCGAGGATACGGGCCCAACATTGGATACCCCCACAAGGTCTATCCCTCCCTGCGTCGGAATCGGAGATCCCGTTCCGGCCGCCAGTGGGTCTGACAACTTCTGCCCCCATAGCGCAACCGGATAGCGCGCGGGATTCCTAATCCCGAGGTTCCAGGTTCGAGTCCTGGTGGGGGCGCTACCTACAAGGGTCTTGTATGGACTCCCCAGATTCCAAGATCGGTTGGTGTGTCTACGTCCGAGGAGCCGCAGTTCACACCTACTACAGGATGCGGGACGAGGCCGATGAGTTCAACGAGACGTTCCCAGGAGTCCAGGACCAGCTGGCAGAGGCTCCTTGGATCCCAGGGATCCCTGGTCGGTTCGAGAAGAACCTCAAGACCCAAAGCGGGCTCACGTTCTTCACCCTGGCGTTCCTGTGTCAGGACTGCGGGGACCATGACTTCCGGGGATTCATGGTTCATGACTGGCTTTGGGAGCACGTCTACCCAGAGGATGGCCACGCCTGCCTGCTCTGCTTCGAGAGACGTTTGGGGAGGAAGGTAAGACTGGGAGACCTGACCCAAGCCCCTCTCAACTGGGAACTCCGCGGACAACTGGTGGAACCATGCCTTTCAAGCAATCCTTCAAGCTGATCCTTCCCGCCGGCCTTGTTCCTCTTGAGAGGAAGGTCACCAAGGTGAGGGGGGCCAACGAGTACACTCTCGTCGACGTCCTCAAGGTCTACTCCAAGGATGCAGAGGGGAACACGGTTCTCCAGGAGATCAAGGCAGACCCCGGGGTCCTGTTCATGGTCGATGACAAGGGGGTGGCCAACGCGATCCCTGCCTCCAAGGAGGTTTGCTGGGTCACGACCCGTTCCGAGCTTCGGTACTGGCTGAGGCACGGGGAGGTAGCTGGAGGTTACGACGATGAGTGACAAGGCCCCGGCGCTGATCGATAGGTTGGTTCCCGGATCTCCCTGAAGTTCCGTCGGTTCCAGCAGGCGGTAAACTCATTCCTATGGCCATCTCTGTCAAGACCTTTCCAGGGGAGCCCCCGCTCCTGACTGTGGACTGCCTGTCCGTCTGCGCATCCGTGGTCTCCAACACCCAGGACACCGACCGTTGGGTGACCACCAAAGGCTACCGGAGAGATCTGAGCGACTTCCTGGATCATCTCCCCGACGAGGGTGTGGAGGTGATCGTCACCCATGAGTGGTACGATTTCCTGGAGAGGACCAAAAGGTGGGCTCTCTTTGAATGCGGAAAGCGCCAGAAGATCCTCGACCAGGTGATGATACATCTTCGTGTGTATGAGAGCATGAAGGCAGGGAGAGGTCCGGATGCGGACCCTGAGAACCTCGAAGTGGCTGGAGACCTGACTGTGAACAAGAAGGACGCTGTCGTTGGGGCCTCTGAGTCGAGTTGCCACTGGGGCGTGGGGGTCTGCAAACTCCCGCTCCTCTATCTGTGGGCGACTTTCCCAGACGCCCCTTCCCAACACCTCGCGAAGATTGAGTTCGACGACGTATCCGACACCTTCGAGGCAGCCTTTTTCGCGGCCCCCGTAGAAGGGGAAGGAAGTTGGGAGGCTCTCCCGCTCATTCGTGTGGAGTCACATACCATCGCGGAGATCCGAAGGGTATGTGTGCGTCTCGCCAAGGCCGTGGGTGTCCGCCCTGAAGTCCCCCTCGAAGAGAACACCTTCCAGAATCTAATCAAGAAGGTAGAGGCGCGGCGGCAAACCCCTTGGCGCTGGCGTCGCCGGAGCGAGGGAGGGATCGAGCTCGCCAAATCTGGAGGCCAACCGGCAATGATCGTAGGGGGAGTGCTGTCCCCGGACACCAACGACACCTGGGCCAGCCACGTCCCTGACGGGGAGACCAACGTGTTCCCGCACGAACGGGGGCTGATCAAGGACGCCACCAGTCGTCTGGGCTTCCCAGTGCCGAGCATTCCGAAGCCCCTCAGGGAGAAGCTCTTGACGGAGCTGGAGGGGCTCGCGGCGGAGCTTCAGGACCCGGAGATCGAGGAAGCCGCAAAACCCCGGTGGGTCCTCCAGGGCACCACTCTACTCTGTAGGGGTTACCGAGCCGGGTTTGATCCTCTGGAAGGACACTTCTACGCGCTTGGAGAGAACGTAGGGAGCGAAGAGGATATCTGGCGCGCGGTGAGTCGCTCCCCGAAAGAGGTCCTTCTGGCCCTTATGCTACGCATAAAAGGCGCTCCCCCGGTGTGGGAGTCAATCGCGTACCTGGAGTGGCTCCTGATCGCTCAGGAGCACATGGGAATCACGTACCCGGACCTCCATGGGATGCTCATCGTGGTGGATCGAGATTATCCCACCAGGATGGCGGCGATCCGAAAGCGCCGCCGAGAGTGCCTCACGTGGCCTCGAGGCACGAATCTCGAGAAGCCCGGCATCCCACCCGAGCTAACCCACGCCCCCCATCCCCAACGAACGGAGACGCCCATGAGCACCCACGACGAAACTGACAACCCCGGAACCTCCGAAGAGGGAGACACCGGCCATCGAACCGTCAACATGGTCAAGCGGGCGGGCGCGCTGGCGGGAAAGATCTCCGCGGCCAAGACCATCAACCGCGCGACGACCGCCGCAGGTTCCCGGATCCTCAAGGTCTTCGGGTTCAGCGACGAGGTCATCGACTCCGAACCGGCCCAGAAGTTGGCACGGACTCTTGGGCCCATCGCCATGCACTTCGGTGCGGGCTTTCTCTCCGAGGACCGCGTCTCTCGGGGATATCTGGAGCAGGGCTCCGAGTACGCGCTGACCGGCGAGCTCATCGAGGTCGGTGACGAGCTACGGGAGGCCCTCACACCCTACGTGGGGGACGTCGTAGAGGCCGCAAAGGCCATGACCATGACAGCGATGCTCCCGGACAACGGCTTCCAGCAGGAGACCAGGACCCAGACCCGCTCCACGGTCCGCGAGGTCAAATAGGTAGGGAATCCACGGGCCTGTAGCTCAGTAGTGTAGAGCACCCGTCTCATAAGCGGAGGGTCGGGAGTTCGAATCTCCCCGGGCCCATCTCCCCATGAACAGACCACTTCCTCGTTGGCTCCGTCGCCTCGACGACTTCCTGATGACGGAACTCTCCCCAAGGGTGTGGGAGACAACCGTGTTGGTGTTGTCCGGCGCCATCTGGGGAGGACTCCTTCTGTACCACGGCTTCCCTTTCTCCCCGTAGGACGTAATGGAAGCCGGAGGCCACCATGGGCAAGAAGAGTCCCAAGAGGATAGCACGTCGTACCTGCAAGGACGCAGCCCGTGTCCTGGGCTTGGTAGGGGATCTCCGCAAGGGCTACACGGGATATTCCACAGGCCCTACCGGAGAGCTCGCGGGAATCAATCGGACTCGAATCCGGATGGAACTCAATTCGAACCCCCTGCGGGGACCCCGTATCTGGGTCCTCCTTTCGGGCTTCCTGGGAGACCCTCGGGAGTTCTCCTTCCCTTGGGACACCTCAGTGGACGCCGTCGTCAAGAGGGTCCGGGAGGAGGTGGAGTTCTTCGACCAGCACCGGGTAGTGTTGACGGACTAAGGTGAAGCGACACACATCGCTCCGTAGCTCAGTTGGTAGAGCGGCTGACTCATATTCAGCAGGTCGCGGGTTCGGATCCCGCCGGAGCGTCCATTTCTCTACAGAGACATCACCTGCCTCGCCGCTTCCTTCAGGCTCTCGGCGGCATCCTGAAGATGCGTCGCAGCGGGACCCTGGTACATCACGGACGCGAGGGCAGCGCGGGTCTTGGAGTCTGCTTCGCCGATGAGACGGAGAGCCCGGCCGTGATCAATACGTGCCTCTTTCTTGGTCAGACCCTCAGAGGACAGGATATCGCGCAGGGACATGTTCACTCCAGTTCCCAGGGTAAATCCATAGTCTCGCTACCGCAGGAGGCTCATGTCCGTCATACACAGGTGGATCCTCCCCCAGGACCAGGACCTGATTCGGGTCAAGATCCCTGAGGGATGTGCCCAGGCCGAAGCAGTCGAGTTCACTGGCCAGGGGCCAGTTCTTCGAGACCTCCTTCAGATCCCTCCCGGCCCCGACGGCAGGACCGAGTTCCCCTTGGTCCAGATCTGGGACGACCCCTCCCGGTCTCCGTTCCTGGCGCAGGAGGGAGACACCTGGAGAGAGCAGGACACGACCCAGATCCTCAAGGTTTGGGAACGGGAGCGCCTCCTTCAGTTCTACAAGCACATGCTGGCCCACTACAAGGCCATGCAGGTCATCTACTACAACCCCCCGACGGCCTCGGATGTCCACTTCCACAAGGAAGTAGAGACGGAGCATCACATCGAACGCCAGTTCTTCCAGGGCTGGCGCATCGACATGGTCGCAGCCATCTTCGGCGGGTTCGACCCCGAGGGATTTGAGCCCTTCTCTTTCCGGAAGCGGCCCTCCCCGGTTCTGACCCCGGACACTTCCTTGGTGTTCCCAGAGCCCAAGTTCAAATTGGTGCGCTGATGCCTATTCCCTCGAACGGATTCTCCCGGATCACTCGACACAAGAAGCCCGGTATCAGCTGTATCAGCCGGGGTTCAACAACTCCAACGGTTGTTGGTTGGCTGGGGAGTGGGTCCGAGTTCCCGAGGAAGAGTTCGCCCAGAGGGCCCCGGAGCACGAGGCCCTCTACGCCTGTGTCCTCGCGGACAGGACACTCCAACACCATAGTGGGGACGGCGTATCCCTGGAAGACATGACGCCTGCCCAGCGGCAGGCGTGGGAGTTCTACTCGGGGAATCAAGACTTCTATCTGGTGAGCGGCCAGAACATCCAAGGCATCAGCATCCGTATGGCCGGTCTCACACCCAAGGAGAAGGATGTGGAGGACGTCCGGAAACGGTGGCCTCACCACAAGCTCATTCCTCTTGAGCTCTGCCCTTGGAACGGGGTCTCGGACAAGCGGTCAGAGTTCGATTTCCCGGAGGACATGTGGCTGGACACGGACAACCCAATTGATCCGCAGTCTCTGATCGTAGCGCAAAATGTCCAGCGCCAGCGGGACATGTGGCTCGCCCAACTCGCTTCTTCCCAACAGGACGGACAAGTCCCCGGCTCCATCAACGGGGCAAGTTTCCAGGAGTTCTGCACCCAAGCCGTATTCCGGGAAGTCCTTGGCCAGGAGCAGACCATCCTTCGAGAGGAATGGAACCGAGACAACGGACTCCAGGACCCCTACGACGACATCGATGGGAACATCGCATGGTACAAGACCATGCGGGAGAAACTGGCTGAGATTTGGGATGAGAAGCTCGTCGAAGAAACCCTTGTTGAGTGGCGCATACCCCACAACGATATGGCTCGGGGGAGCCTCGATCAGACCAACGGTTCTGGCTGGGTATTTGTGCTCCCCAAGTTCAACAAGGACGGCACCCACCCCCCGTTGGGTCCTCGGGACAAGCCCTGGAGCAACGAATGGATCGCAGAACTGAAGTCGAGGAACACACGGTGACCCAAGAAGACAGACTCAGAGGGGCTCTCTACGGCAAGGCCATCGGAGACGCCCTCGGACTCCCGCTGGAGTTCATGCCTCGCAGCGCCATCCGCGAACGTGTCGGCAACTGCCCTCTCGAGTACCGGAAGGTGGATCGAGGAGAAACCAAGTGGGAGGCCGGGGACTGGTCCGACGACACCGAGATGGCTCTCGCGATCCTCGACGCATACCTGGAGGACGGACACGCCAAGCCAGTGACGGTCGCTCAGAAGTTCCTGGATTGGGCCACAAGGGACGGCCGGGGGATGGGCACTCACACCTGGAACGTCCTCTCCGACAGCGTGTTCCTCTTGGATCCCTTCGCAGTCTCAGAACAGGCTTGGGAGAACTCCGGGAGAAACTCCGCCCCCAACGGTGGGGTCATGCGTGCTGCCGCAGTTGGCCTCCTCCGTCCAGGAGATGCGGAGTGGACCATCAGGAAGGCATGGGACACCTGCAAGGTCACTCACTTCGACCCCCGTTGCGTCGCAGGCTCGGTTGCCGTTGCCGTCGCGACAGCCCTCCTGGTGAGAGGAGAGACAATCCCATTCGCGATTGCCCACGCGGGCAGGGCTGGGAACCAGTTCCATGGGGACTGTGGTCAGTGGACCTTGGCCAGCCTCAAGGACCTCCATCTGGATGAGGGACTAACCCCCGGCAGGCTGAACCGACGCGCGCCCATCGGATACACATGGAAGTGTATGGGTGCCGGGTTCTGGGCCCTCCGACGCTTCCACGAGCATCCCTTGCGTGGGGCAACCACTGCCGAGAAGTTCGAGGAGGTCCTCACAAGGGTGATTATGGCCGGAGGAGACACGGATACCAACGCCGCAGTCGCCGGAGCCCTCTTGGGAGCAGCGGCGGGATTGTCTCTCCTCCCCCGCCGATTGGTCCAGGGACTCTGCAAGCCGGAGAGGCTCGAGCAGAGGATCCAAGGACTGCTGTCCCGGTAACAGACCTCCAACAGAGAGGTCTTCATGCCGTGCGTTCTCCGTGACTGGGTCATCGAACAGCCCCTGGCCATCCAAGGAACCCTGGTCACTGGAATCCGAGGCCCCGACGGCGCTCCCAAGTACTGCCCGGCCAAGGAACTGGTCCAGGCATACCGGTGGACGGTGATGAACAACGCCCACGCCAAGGAGCACGCCGGCTCGTTCATGGGGGACTGGACCGGAATCCCCAGCGATGAAGCCCTCCGCGCGTTCCTCAAGGATCACGACTCCTATTCCCACCACTGGATGATGCACTTCATCCACTGTGCAGAGATCGTCGGCTATCTTCACCCGGACAACATGATCCGAGCCTGGTGGAGCCTGTTCTACGAGTCCATGTGCGACGCCTTCCACATGGGCATCGAGACCAAGGACCAGATGATGCGCCGGCTCGCTTCCCGAACGTGAAGTGGGAGAAAGGAAGCGCTGCGCATGTTGGAAGTACGCGGTCTCCGTACGAGCTATCCGCCCGCGCAACTCCGAAAGCGGGACCTGGCTTGATCCCCATCCGTGGGCAGAGCACCTCGAGAGGGAAATCGTCCGGTGGGCCGAGGCCATTGATCTGGGTCTCTACTTCACCCCAAGACCCCGGACTTGCTATCCCTGTCGGATAGCGTGGATCCCCCGGGTCACCAGCATCCCTACCGCAGCAGTGGCTTTCCATGAGCTGGGCCACTTCTTCGGCAACTTCCAGATGGGATTGAAGCCTCACTTGGAGACGGAGTTGGATGCCTGGCTATGGGCACGAGCCCGGATGCTCGAGATGGGGGTCTGGACCCCGGAGGCGTTCGACACCATGAGGTGGGGTCTGAACTCCCACCTACAGTGGGCGCTCCGGGAGTACAAGGACGACGGGTGTAGCAACAAGAGCCACTTCAGACTCCCTTACCTGATGAACCCCTTCTGGGAGCTCGTAGGGAATCCGTGTCCTCAGGGGAAGACTGGGGAGGTCCATACCCACGACACGAAGCTGGAGAGCCTCTACTTCCTGGACCACAGCGCCATGGTAGGTTGGTCCGAGACACAACCCAGTCCCGAGGATCCTCGGCTGAACGCGCCCTTCATATCGTTCCTGATAGGGCTCGTGTGAGGTAGAGTAGGTCTTGGAGGTGGTCTATGGCCCTCGGGATGCTCAAGAAGGTGGGGAACGCAGAGCGGAAGTTCGGAGCGGATCCCTGGTACTGGTTCGTCAAGGTCCAGTCCGATGTAGGGACCGAGGAGTACTGGCTGGTCACGGAGGAGGAGAGATGGAAGCTCGCCCTCCGAGGGCAGGAGAATCCAGAGGACGCTCCCAAGAGACGACGCGGGGGCTTCACAATCGTCAAGAACGCGGGAGAGCGCCACCACCGGGAGGCCTTTTCCTACTATGGCGTCAACGTCCGGGAGGGAGCCATCCGAGAGACCTGGCTACTCACCGACGCCGACCTCGAGCGCATTCGCCAGAGGACCGAGAAGAACGCCGAGGACATCGAAGCGAACCGGGAGTCTTGGCTCGCCGACCTCCTTGATTAGCTGGTCAGCCGAGCATCTGAGGGAACCGAATGTGGTGTTCCCTGAAGTGCTGATCCAGGAGAGACTCCAATCGACGCGTCCTTGTAGGCCCCAGGTAGTCCTGTAGATACGTCGGCACAACCCGGCCCTGTAGGGTGTACCATTGACGGTTTTCCCCGCGTTGTAGGAGTGTCCTCACGCCTCCAGGGACCTCCTCGATCGTGACCAAGTAGAGTCTCACGCGACTTCGTCACTTGGCAGGTAGAAGCCGTTCTTCTGAAGGAGACGATCGCAACGGTCCTTGGCCTGTTGGAGCGTGGGGCTGTGTGAGGTGTGGTCCTGACAGGACCAGTTCCATCGAACCTTCCCGTCCCTCTCAACCCTCTCGATGGTTGCCATGAACAGGCCGCCGTCTGGGGTTGTCCTTCGCCAGAACACCAGCTCATCACTCGCCCAGGATACCTGCCTCTTCCAAGGAGTCACCAGCTTGCGGTTGATCTTCTGCGCGACCTCCCAGAGCGTATCCGGGTAGAGGCGAAGGACGCGGAGGACATCTTCGGCACAGGGCCTTCCCAGCTTCTTGTCTTCCATGTCATCACCTCCGGTAACAGACTGGAGTTACCTTCGAGGACCATATGCCTGCCAAAATGAGAACCCGCGCAGTTGCCTCCCTGATCCACTCCATTCGCGAGATGGAGTGTGACAAGTGTGGGAAGGCAGAGGAGGTCCCCGAGGTCCCTGGTTTCCTCCCAGGGTTCCACGTCATCCAGCTGAGCGGAGGATTTGGAAGCCGCTTCCCCGCTGATCTGTGTACCTTGGAAATCGTCATCTGCGAGGAATGCCTGGAAGCCTGGGTGGACACCTTCAAGAACAAGAAGGTCATCATGGCCGACTCGGACTTCGGCTTCGGAGACGAACGCTACACCGACGAGCCTGAGTGTGTCCTGGATACCGAGTCCAGCCTGATGTACTGGCTCTCGATGGGGTGTTTGGTCCCCAAGGACGCCGACCTACAGACCCTCGACTATCCTGAGGTGAAGTCAGTGGCAGGGTTCCCCATCCGTGGATATTGGGGAAGCAAGAACGGGCAGGAGCGCTGGATTCTCGACTACGTCGCGGTGTACGAACGCGAGGGGATGTTCATTCTGTATCGAGACCTATCAGCCCCCGGACAGCCTCTTCGATTCTGTAGTCTGGAAGACTGGGAGCAGGTTGGCCCTCGGCACTCACTCCCTGGTAGCTGAAGCTCTTGATGGTACAGGGTATGGGCGGCCCCATCGGAAGCTCGTAGAAGTCCGGAGATCCGGAGAGCGGCTTCAGACACCCGCAGTCTGTACAGATGAGCCGCCCATAGGGGTCCGGGGAGAAGACTGGGTGGGGGCAGCGCTCCCTACAGAGAGGGATAGCACAGGCCCCACCTGTCACGAATCGGTGTCGGTGGGTGGACATGCCCGAGTTACCCGGACCGAGAGCGGTTGAAGAAGATCCAGTTGGCCAGATTGTTGAAGTCGGAGGAGTCCAGGCACTCCCGCCACTGGCCGTTCTTCTTGAAGAAGAACTCGATGTAGTCCGAGCCCTTGTGCCTCCGGACCTCCTGGAACGCCTCGAGGACCTCCTGGGAGGTGGCGTCTGTGATGGGAGATCCGACACGCACGTTGATCAGTCTGGTCCATGTATCGACAACGCTTGCAGGAGGCATCTATGCTCCGAGGTAGTGGGAGAGTTACGTCGGATCCCACAGGGAAGAACCCGGTAACATAGTCTATGAACAACGATGCACACCAGACCGTAGAGCCTTTGGTCATACAGGGGAAGGAACTCTCCGAATACTTTGTGGCTCCAGACTACCGGCCCCTTCGGCTCCTGGGCCCATGGTCCCCGCTCACCAATCTTCAATCCGCTCGGCGCCACCACGGAACCGAGCCTCGCCTGGGCCACAACGTGGTCGCCAAGGTTCATTGGAGCCCCTGCAAGGAATGGGTGGGCTGGCAAATCAGCAACCCTACCTCAGGACTCCCTGAGCTCGCGACAGGACTCCGAAAAGGTCTTGACGTCGAAGAGCTCAAGGCGGAAATAGACGCCGTCCTCAAGAGAGCAGGATTCATTCTCCGCGGGACCAACGAGGCCGACTCAATCATCGAGACCCTGAAGAAGGACCCCCGCAAGTCCTACGCCAACGAGCGGCACGCCCGTCTCCGGCACCTCATCGCCATCGGCCACGGCCCTACCCTTCCGCCGACATGCTTCTGTGGCGCCTCCGTGGAGGAATACGGGCAGATGTGCAGGCCTCACTGGGAGCAGAGATGGGGATCCAAGAAGTGAGACCGATCATCTTCCTTGACATCGACGGGGTGATGAACTTCGGCGCTCCGGGACGGATGGACCACACCTCATTCCTCCCGGAGAAGGTGGCCGTCCTCAACTACCTGATTCGGGAATCAGGTGCGATGGTCGTCGTCCACTCTACATGGACCTACGGAGCGACCCGTGAGTGGATGTCTGAGATCCTGGTGAGGACGGGGGTGTGTGCCCCTGCCATCGAGATCACCAGCTTCCCTAAAGGCCAGGCCCGGAGGGACGGCTACTACCTGGACCCCGGTGGGTGGTCCGAGTGGAAGGGCGACATCCAGACCGACGACCGTCGGGCGATCGCGATCCAGAAGTGGCTGGATGACCACCCCGGCCACGACAACTACGTCATCCTGGACGACAGCAGCAGGCTGGGGCATTTTAAGGGGTCTCGCCGGTTCATCCGCACTGAGACTCGGGTTGGGTTGACCTACGACCACGCACGGGAGGCTCTCCGGATCCTGGGAAGGCGTTGATGTTCGAGTGCCTCAAAGCGGCCGAGCGAGTCCTGAAAGCTCCGTCGGAGGGACGTTAGACTCGACCCACTTTTGGGCGTCCTGTACGTCCTCCCAGGCCCTCTCAATCAGGAGGGGGAACCCTTCTACGCACCGGCCCTCTGCGTCCGTCCTGTAGGCTCTCCAGAGCTCGTCCAGACCCTTTTCCAAGAAAGCGCGTCCGTCGTCAGGGTACGAGGTAAATCTACCTGTTCGCCACAGCATACCACCACCCTACCGCGGAAACCATGTCCCGTACTGTCCTCAGCTGGGTTGCTATCGAGAAGCAGGGATTCACTCCCGCCAATGTCCGGGTCGAATCCTCCATGGAGATCACTCCCGAGATGTGGGAGAAGATCAAGAAGGATGCTGCGGAGGCAGGGATGGATCCCAAGGAGTACTTCGACAAGGTCCTGGAAGAACTCAACCAGGTCTTGGAAGGCCCGGTAACCTCGGGTCTGGAGGTCAACGAAGATGGGTGATACAACCGGAATCGAGTGGACCGAGCATACCTGGAACCCCTGGCAAGGAGTTCGACGTCCTTCTCGAAGACGCCATCGGATACCCGTGGGTCCGTCGGAAGATGGAGGACCTGGAGATCCTCGAGAGCTCAGGACACGATCCGATGGTGGTCGGGGCTGCCTTACTGGGCTGCTGAACTCACTCCCCGAAGATCTCATCCAGGAGATTGGCCGTCATCCGCGCCTCTCCTTCGAGCCGGTACACAGACCCTGAAGGGATACGACCTACCGAACGCTCCGCTACGGAGATGGCCTGGGCCACTACCCGAGCTTGGGGGTAATCCTCCAGGTTGTCCTCATCGTCCGACCACGACTTGATCCCCTCGAGGATCATGTAGGCGGGGGCATCCTTGGCCAGCCTCTCCAGCCGGGTCATCGCTCCGTGGTTCAGAGGACCTCGAAAGATGTCACTCAGAACCACCTGGAGAGCTGCTTGCTCCTTCTCCTGGTTCTTCCACATCCCGGCGAGGACAGCGCGTCGGGTCTCGTCGCCCGCCGGGAGACTCCGAGCGAGACGAATGAGGGAGCCACGGTCTTGGGAGGATAGGATGGAGCGGGACATGAGAACCTCGGTCTTGGGAGGATAGGATGGAGCGGGACATGAGAACCTCGGTGCAGGTCTACGGGGAATAGTCCCGCTACCGGTCTACGGGGAATAGTCCCGCTACCGGTCTACGGGGAATAGTCCCGCTACCGGTCTACGGGGAATAGTCCCGCTACCGGTACATGTCCTCGTAGCGGGCCTCATTCTGCGCCTGGAACTCGTCCCAGATCATCTCCATGATCTGCGCCTCACGGAGACCTGTGAAGCGCAGGAACTCACGCTCCCTCATCGAGCGCTGGTTCTCCGCCTCGTCCACGAAGTCGATGGTGGTGATGTCGAACTCACTGTCCCGACCCGCTTCAAAGATGAATCCCTCGATCTCGACATCCGCGAGAAGGCCCGCCCGAGGGGTCTCCACCTCGCCGAGATTCACGTAGGAGCGGCGTCGATAGGATTCCTTGGAGATTCCTTCGCTGGCCAGGATCGTCTTGAGACTCATCGAGAACTCCGGATTCAGCCAGGCCCACAGATAGCCCGGTTACCGTTTCAATCCCCACACGGTATGTTGCCTGCATGAAACAACGACATATCGAGATCCGGATACAGCAGTGCCTGGCCTTGGCTGGCGCCTCTCATTGCCCCCGTCGCAAGCTGGCAGCCCTCCTCCTGGATCCCAAGAGGAACGTGATCCTCGCCGACGGGTACAACGGAGGTCCTCGGGGAGCCAATGGAACGCTCTGTCGAGGTTTCTGGTGTGAGCGGGACGGGGTCACAATGGACGACCTCGAGATCCGGGTTTCCTGGACCTACCCTCCTCTCCGAGGAGGAGGAACGCACAGCGTAAAGGGGATGGGTGTGTTCCCGAAGTCGCCAGAGGGAGTACCGGATAGCGAGGCTCTCCACTGGGAAAGCCTCCACAACATCACCGAGAAGCTCGAGCCAGGCCACGCCAAGAGGAAGGCGGAGGAGTGGGCCCAGGAGTTCGTGGCACAGCACCCGCCCATCGAGTCCGGAACCCGGATGGAACGTGGCTGCCACCACGCCGAGATGAACGTCATCTGCAACGCAGCGGCAGGGGGGATAAAGACCACGGGTGCTTGGCTTATCGTCTTGGCCGAGCCCTGTATGATGTGCGCCAAGCTGATACACCACGCGGGGATCTCCCGGGTGTTCGTGGTCGGCGACGGTTATCTGGGCGGGAAGGATGGAGCCGACTACCTGACGGACCAAGGCATCGAGGTCACTGAGGTAGAGGGACCCAAGGACCCACGCTTCGAAAATCAGTAGCCTCTTCGGGGGGAGAGTTGGCCAAAAAACCAAGGCCCAGCCGAGAGTTCCTACAGGATCTCTATCGGCGCCGGGAAGCTCGAGAATCAACCAAAGAGCTGGCGGGAGAAGCCGGCATGAAGGTGACGACCCTCTACTACTGGTGGAGGAAGGAGTTCGGGGGGCTTCCCAAGAAGTTCTGGAACAAGGAAAGGTGTCTGGAGCTCTGGAAGCGTCACGAAAAGGGGGAGAGCCCCGCAGAGTTGGCATCCGAGATCGGAGAGACACCTGATTCCCTCCGCAGGGCCTGGAAACGGGTCCTTGGAAAGAACACCATCAAGTGGTCCAGCTGGACCAAGAAGCTCGCCCGGGAGACCTGGGATCGGTATGTGTCCGGGGAGAAGTCCAGCCATATCGCGCGGGATCTCGGGGTCTGTCAGAAGAGCATGCGCTCTGCGTGGAAGTACCACCTGGGGAAGAGCCCAGATAACCAGTACTCCTGGTCCCTGGAGATATGCGAGACCACTTGGGCCCGCTGGGAGAACGGAGAGGCCTGCTCCGATATGGCTCGGGAGCTTGGAGTGTCTCCCGAGAGCCTCCGCAGTGCCTGGCTCCGCTACTTGGGAAAGCAGACGGGAGGCCAGCGGAGATGGACCATGGAGGAGGCTCAGACCACTTGGGACAGATACCAAGAGGGGGAGAGCTCCGCGAGTCTGGCGGCCGAACTTGGAACCAGTTCTGGAGCACTCCTCCATGCCTGGAAGCGCCTACTCGGGAAGAGACCAGACAATCGCACGCCGGGTCGCCAATGGACCATGAAGGAGCTCAAGGAATCCCGGCGCCGGAGAGAGGCAGGGGAGAAGACCTGTGACTTGGCTGCCGAGTTCGGTGTGTCGCCCAATGCTCTCCGTGCTCAATGGGGAGCCCAAGGCCTGATCACTGACATTCCCCGTATCCAAGGTATCCTGACCCCCAAGGATGTTGCAGATACCTGGCGACGACGCTTGGAAGGGGAGAAGACCGAGGACCTCGCGGCTGAGTTCGGGGTTGTCACCAGCGCCCTATACACAGCATGGAAGAAGAGAGGATGGAGCGCCCGGTCCCACTACGACTACGGTCGGATGGACGCCTCTGATCTGTGGACCCTCCGTAGCCAGGGGCTGAGTTGGGCTGAGGTATGTACCAAGAAGGGGATGGACCCAACCGAAGAGAACCGAAGACTACTGGCGCACCGTCTTCGCAGGTATTGTCTCCGCAACAAGATCCCACACCCCGAAGTCCGGAAGAAGGAACCACAGCATGCAGCACTCCCAAAACAAGGTCGTGATCGTCGAGGGTCTGATTGGCTCAGGGAAGACCACGTTAGCACGCGAACTTGGGGAGGCGCTCGGCCCCACCACTCTGACCCTCTTCGAGCCGGACGAGAAGGGAGGGACTGACCAGGGAGGGGGGAACCCGTACCTGGCAGACTACTACGAGGATCCCGCTCGATGGGCGTACACCCTGCAGACCCATCAGCTCACGGCCCGGTTCCGGATGCATCTCCACGCCCAGAGCTTCGTGATGCAAGGCTTGGGTCACGCAGTCCTGGACCGCAGCTTCTATGGAGACACAGCCTTCGCACACCTCCAGCTGCAGATGGGGCTCATGGAAGAGCGGGAGTTCGCTTCCTACGCAGACCTCTACGACATCATGACTGCTTTCGTGAAGGTGCCTACCATCTGCTTGCGGATCCTGACCCGCCCGGAGATCTGCAACGAGCGGATCCGACGACGGATGGAGCTCGAGACCGGCCGGAAGTGCGAACAGGCCATCGACCTCGAGTATCTCAAGGGACTGGAGCGGGAGATCGACCACATGGTCGGAGTCCTGAGCAAGCGGGGGGTGGCCATACTGGATGTTCCGTGGGATGATGACAAGGGAACCCCGGAGTCCCGGCGAAGCGCCGTCGAAGCCCTGGCTTCTCGAGTCCGGAACATGGCGACCCCCCATCCTGGATTCCTCGATCTACATCGGAGGGGGCTGTGAGAGAGCCGACCTTCTGGCACACCTCCCTGGGGAGGGCCCTGGCGCCCCTCCTACAGCGCCCACTGATCTGCGGGCAGACCTGCGGGTGCTCCCGAGTAACAGGCTGTCTGGGGGCCTCTATGGAGCCCAGTAGTGCCTCCTGGGAGGACCGAAGGGAGGTAAGAACGGGGGAGAAGTTCTGGAAGGACAGGAACCACGATGCGAAGACTGACGGAAGACCTCCCGTACCCAATCCCTGACAACAGCTTTCTTCTCTGCCAGGCGTGCGGTGTAGAGAAGGACGACATCTGCTCAATGAACATGTGGGCCGAGGCGGATGAGGATGACTCCTTCCCAGACAGGGCTCCTGTAGTCCTCCTGTGTCGGAAGTGTGAACCCGTCATCACAGAGCACGAGCGCCTCTACAGGAAGGTGCAGTGGTCTCGCGGAGGTCCGGGCAAGTTCATCCTGGTCTGCGGTGACTGCCCTTTCAGAGAGGAGACTCGGTGCACCAACGACAAGCTCCGGGAGAACGGTGGGGATGGGCTCCTGGTTCGCTTTGCCCAGACCCCCGTTTCCAACACACACATCCAACTGTCCGGCGGTCGGGGATTCTTCATTGGCCCTCCGGCCGTCTCCTGTGAGGGGAATCCCCGTGAAGATTGAGTCCCGCGTCGTAGAGCTGATCACCCACCTGCTCCGAGTCGCCCCCGAGGAGGCAGCCCCAGGGGCGGATCTCGTGGATGATCTTGGAGCGGACAGCCTGGACCGAGTTGACCTGGCGATCAATCTCGAGACCGAGTTCAAGATCCAGATCTCGGACGAGGACGCCGAGAACCTGTTCACAGTTGGGGACGTCATCAGCTACGTCCAAGCCGCTCTTTCTTGAAAAGAGGGGTTTTCCAGACGAGAACCGGTATTAGTTCTTGTCAGTCGGGAAACGCCCCGACGCTCTTTCAAAACACTTTGGGGAAGAATGGCGGTATGGATCCGCCACCGGTTTTGGGAACCGGGTCGCAAGACTCTTCTCGCTGCGCCACTCGCTATCTGAATCAACCCAGGTAGCTCCGGCATCAGCCTACACGCTTGAAGGTTCGAGTCCTTCCTTCCCCACCATATAATCCCCCAGGTAGCTCCAGCCGGTTCGTTCCTCAATGGTTGAACCCGCCACGGAGCACCTGGTGGGACTATGGAGAGTGCCCACCCTCGGCGCGATGGGGGTCCACCCTTCGGGGTGTGAGCAAACAGCAGGTATCGAACCCTGTGCTCTCCTTCTTCTTGGACGCGCCTCCGGACGGAGCCTACAAGCACTGCGAAAATAGCTCAGTTGGAAGAGCATTTGGTTCACACCCAAAATGTCGCGGGTTCGATTCCCGTTTTTTGCGCCAACAGGCGTTGTTTCTCGCTCCCCCACTCGCACGTCCAAACCCTACGTCTCCTTCGGGAGATAAGAGAGGCTGAGTCCTCTTGTCCCGCTCCGCGCGTTTCGCCGGAGAAGCGGACCCTCAAGGTGAAGCCCCACCCGACTACCCACGAACTCAGTAGCGTGGATTAGGGGGCTGGCCGGGGAACGTCGTACTTCCCTGCTCCCACTTCAAGGAGAGCAAAAGACGTGACGGCTCGGAGAGACGAGCGCCCCCTGGGGAAGAATGGCAGTGTGGATCTGCCACCGGACTATTAATCCGGGACGAAAGTCTCTTCTCGCTGAGTCCCTCGCTGGCCTGTCCAGGCCAGCCCCCGACACCAGCCTACATGCTTAGAGGTTCGACTCCTCTCTTCCCCGCCATCTACTTTGAAGCCCCGCCTCCGAGCGGGGCTTCGTCGTTTTCGGAGAGGTAACAGGCAGCGGAGGTGGGAATGGAACTCCTGATTGCTCTCGCGCGAGCTTGGGTTGAGTTCTCCCCTCTGGAGTTCCCCTTCTGGTCTCTGGGAATCTTCATGTTCCTTGGGTCCTTGTGGTGGATGGGGGCGACCGCAGTAGGTCTGCTCATGGCGGTAGAGAACCACGAAGTAGAAGTACACCACGTTCTCATCGTAGGCGTGGCTCTGGTTTTCCTCACTCCTGTCTTCTTCATATTCATGTTCATCCCCCCGGGAGCCGCTGTCCTGATCACAGGGGTCTCAATCCCTGTCCTGGCAAGTATGGCCTTGGCCATGGCAAAAGAGGCTCTCTTTATGGCTCTGAATGGGGAGTGGGGGAAGCTCTTCATCTTGGGGGTCGCGGTCCCTACGGTGACTCTCCTCCCCCCGGTGGCCTCTCTGGGAGTTCTGGTGACGATTCCCCTCATTCTGGTCGACGCAACCCTAATCACGAAGAGCCTCAGCAGAAGCAACAAGGGTCCTCGGTCAGAGTTCCCCCTGTACGTGTTCATGGGAGCGGCGGGTGCTGTAATGACCCACTCGAACCTCCTGGAGCTGTCCTTCCTCAGTACCCTGGGTTCCGATCACAAGTCTTGGGGGGCAATCGGAGTCTTAGCTACCGTCACTGCGGTAGCCGCGTTCCACATACATATCCTGTTCACTTTGGCCTTCCCTGTAGGGGCTTTGGTGGCGATCATTACCAGAAGGTAGACCTTTCCTTCCACGGAATCCGTAGCTATTGAGATGTGAACCCGGTAACGGGAATCGGAACCCCAAAGGTCAAATGATCATCTCCGAAGACATCCCCGATACCGTAGACGGAACTTCCCTCCAGGCCGGCGACAAGATCGAGGTGCGCGGCCAACGGTGGGAAGAGCTCCACTGGCTGAAGCGTGCGTGGCTCTGGATCACGTTCCGCAAGGCCCACTACCAGGCGCGGGATGTCAACGGTGTCTACCAGGTCGAGTCCGTCGGAGCAGGAAGCTCCGGGAATCCCTGGGTCATCGAAGCCTGACGATTTTCCACAACCGAGCCCCTGGTACAGCCTACAAGCATAGATCAGTTGGATAGATCATCTGCCTCGTAAGCGGAATGTCCTCGGTTCAAATCCGAGTGCCGGCGCAAGCCGTAACCTCGCTGACCAACTCGCCCGGTTGTGGAACCCTCTCACAAGCCGCTCCAACGGTCCCGTCTCCAAGAATCGAGCATTAGGAGACGGGACCGTTGTAGAGCGGCCTGTTTCGTTGGGAGATAGACATGGGTTTGGTAGATTCCACCTACGTGAAGATGGACTGCCCAGAGTGCGGGGCAGCGCATCCCCCTGACGGAGCGGAGGTCCAGTTCAAGTTCTTCATCGGGAACTACACACCCGAGGCCCGGAGGATCCCTTTGGGCTCTCTGGCCCCAGGACTTCCCCCCGCCCCGTATCTCAAGGACCTTGGCGTCTACTGCTGCGATTCCTGTGATTTCCTGATCAACGTGGTCGTGGTGTTCGAGCGGGGCTACCTCGTTCGCGTAGAGGACCGTGAGAGGAACGAGGACGGCCATCTGGTTCCTCCTCTGGTAGGGCTACCCAAGGCTCGTCCGAAGAAGTGGGAGAGGCGCCAGGAGGGCGAGGACGCTCTCATGATCTTCGTCGGCGACGGCGCGGGCGAGAGCGGCATCCAGCTGGCCCAGGCCATCGAGGCCTCGGGGATCAACCCGGTCGGGTTCATCTGGGGCGCGTGGCCGTCCTCCGCCCGCTACGGTGGAGGCTACGGCACCACGGTCACCATGCCGCGACGACCCTCAGATCCCGTCCAGGACCATGAGCTCACCTGTCTCCCGATGTGGCCAGAAGGCACCCGAGGGTTCGTGTTTGAGATGGATCTCCTCCGGACGCTAAACCAGCTGTGCCAGCGCCACGGCTACGGGCGGGTTCCCCAGCTATGCGAACAGCTGGAGGAGCTCTGGCGCCACCCCGAGAAGGTCGAGGAGTTCCGACAGAACCAGCGCGACCACCTCCAGATGCTCGCCGGCGCCCGACGAGCCCTCGAGGACGCAGACTGTTCGGTCCGGTAGGGTCCTCTGCTCGCGGTAACCGCTGGGGCAGGAGACCATATTGGGACAACTTCAGTACGCGCCCCTGACCCTCTCGGAAGCCCAGGGGCTGGCCATCCAGTCAGGTATCGGGGCAGACCAGGAGACCCTGGCCTACTTCGACCACTACATCAGGTCTGCCATCCGAGATGGGATGCATGAGGTCCTGATCCCCGCGCCCCCCGAGGCCCGAAAATGGTCGGGGGCCTGGGTTCTGGAGATGATGGAAGGGGTCGCGCAGACGCAACAGGACCGAGGTTGGAGTCTCCCCCGCTCGAGGACCGATGGCCGAGTCCTCACGTTCGTTCTGGAAGCTCGGGTCGCCGCTCCTGAGGACGTAGACCTCGTCCAGTGGCAAGCCCAGGCCCAAGCCCCCGAAGGGTCTGTTGGCCGGGAGATTGGCTACGGAATCAATCCCAATCTACCCAGCTTCGGCTATCGTCGAGAGCACCAAGGTAGCTTCTCTCTCGGGGAGTGGGCTCGCGCCGTGGGTCTGGATCTGAAGAGCACAGCAGCCCCGTTGAGGGACCCATGAATCATCTTCCTGCGACCGGCTTCCGATACAACCCTCGGTGTTTCCCCACTCCGCAAGTACGAGGACAAACGATGTCCATCGACTGGCTTCACGTGGCCACCGTAGTCGCAGTGAATGAAGCCGGTCGGCACATCCTGGTCATCCGGAAGAACGAGCCAGGACGCACTCCCAAGCGGTTCTGCGACCACCCCTGGGGGAACCAGCCCATCTACGTCGGGACTGAGAAGGGCCTGTTCCCTGTGGGCTGGCTTTCTAATCGGAGCAGCGCCAGCGTCCCTTGGCATCGGACAGCTCAGATTGGATCCACCCTCCGCCAGAGGAAGCATCCGGACTGCTCATGCAAGGAGACCGTGACCTACGGCTGCTTCGAGTGTGGAGAGAAGTTCTTCTGGAGCCGTCCCTGGGTCGTCCACGGCACTCTTGATGGGTTCACCTGGCCAATCATGACGGGGGAATCCGAGGAGGAAGCCAGGGAGTTCCTCGAGAAGCACGTCAAGGGTCATCTCCCCGAGGACACCAAGTACACGGTCGCGAAGGTTCAAGATGTCTGAGACATACGCCGAAGTCGAGATTACCGCTACAGTCACGACCAAGATCACCGTCCGCAAGGGGCGGCTCGACCGTAGTTCCCCTGGGAGGCTCCAACAGATTCTGGGCACGGCGATGCGAGAGCGCCTGGAGATGATGGAAAGGTCTTGGGACCACAACTACTTCTACACCCCGACCCAATGGGATGTAGAGGTGACCGCTTGCCTCCTGTGGTGGCGATCACCAAGCCTCTCGGGGAGAACGAAAATGAGCGCCAGCCGACGTAGCTTTCTGACCGCCCTGGTCGCGGCACCTGCTGCCCTTCAGGTTCTTCCCGCCGAGGATCTCGTAGAGGTCCTGGACGGAGACGGACTCCCTCTCATCGTTCACGACCCCCTGAACGGACCCCGGAGCCTGACCCAGAGAGAGTCCCTCAAGGCAACGGAGAGGGCCCGTTGGGCAACCCTCTGTAGGCTCCGGGAGCAACAGTCCTGGGACCATCAGCGGACCCTTCGGAGGATGAAGCACCTGGTGCGCATCGCTCTCCGAAGAGACCCCAACGCCGGAGGGATTCGCGTCGTGGAAGATGAGGACGAGCTCGCCCTCATGCTGGTCTGGCGGAAGGACTGCCCAGACTCTTTCAGCACCTCGACACTCTCAAGCGTCATCGGTCGCCACTACCCCCTGGTCATAGATCCCGATACGATTCGGAACTACCAGGAGGGGTTCGCAGAGATGCGCACCTTGGCGGAAGCTTTGGACCGCGCCGAGACAGGCTTCCAGATCTCCAGCTTCCGCTACCTCAGGGAGTTGGACTCGCCGAGTTGGCGTCTGCGTCTGGAGATCAACGGGCGCGTCTACCACTTCTACCGCTCGGATCCTCGGACACCCTATTGGAGATCCGAGCACTCTCCGGACCCTGCAGACGGTGTCCTCTCTGTATAGGATGGTTCGCCGTCTTCTTCGATTCAAGGAAACCAAATGCCCCTCTTCAAGTCCCTCTGGCACGCAAAGGTCCGCGAGTACGGCAACCCCTGCTGCGTCGGCCTGGACCCACATGCCCATCTCCTTCCTCGGAATATTCAACGCCGGATAGCGCTGGATGGGATCACCTCCGGATTGGCCCGGTGGGGCTGTGACGTGATCGACGCCCTCTATCACCTCGTGCCGGCCATCAAACCCCAGTCCGCCTTCTTCGAGGCGTTCGGGCCGGAGGGCATGGCAGCCCTGAAAATGATCTGCCTGTACGCCAAGTCCAGAGGATTCATGGTCATCCTGGATGGGAAGCGTGGGGATATCGGATCCACCGCCGAGGCATACGCCAGGGCCTCCTTTGAGGTCTACGGGGCGGACGCGGTCACCGTCAACCCATTCCTGGGTCCGGAGTCCCTGACCCCCTACATCGAGTGGGCCAACAAGGGGAAGGGCATCTTCGTCCTTCTCCGCACCACCAACTCCGGAGCGCATTCTTGGCAGTCTCCAGTTCGGGATGACCTCATGGACTTCATCTGCCAGGAGAACCTCCAGGCAGTCGTCGGCGCTACCCTCCCCGAGGAAGAGGTTCTGGAGATCCGGCAGAAGATGGGAACCTCCCTCCTGTTGGCCCCTGGGATCGGAGCGCAGGGAGCCGGCGTGGTGGAGTTCCGTCGTCTCCTGGTGTCTCTGAAGGGATACCGGGGAGCCATCGCCACCGCCTCTCGCTCGATCCTCTTCCCCCGGAACGAGAGCGAATACTTCGCCTCCAGCGACAAGTGGGCCTCCAATGTCCACCACCGAGCCTCCAACTTCGCCAAAGAAGTCACCGCATGAGCTCTCCCGGGGACGCACGCATCAGCCTGAAGGACCTTCGTGATGTATTGGTCGATGACTTCTCTTGGTTGATCGCTTGGTGTAGCTGTTCGGAGTGTCGGGGGGACACGGGGTCTCATGGCCTGAACGTATCGGGGACCATGGAGAACATCGAGGAAGCCCTATACCAGCTTGCGTCCGGAGCACCCGCGAAGGGTCTGGCCCAGAAGGTCTTCGAGAGCCCGCAAGCCTCCGGAGAGGACCAGGAGCAGGATCATAGGGGCTCGGAGGCCCCTATGATCCTGCTCCTGCTCGCTTGCTTCGGAACATCCCAGGACGCAGCCCCGCCTGTCCCCGCCCTGCCCGAGCCGGCTCCCGTGCTCGAAGTAGAGAAGGAGGAGCCGGTCCGGATCGACAAGGAGAAGGGAATCTGGCGGTTCTCCTACGAGAAGGATGAGGGTCTGGAGCACACCACGGTAGTGGCCACCAGCACTCCCCTCGAGGGAGCTCCCATCTATCTGTCGTTCGGATGTCATGCGGAGAAGGAACCGTGGGCTCGGATCGCCCACCTGAACGCAATCCCCGGCTCGGGGAGCACATTCCCCATCAAGTTGAACCACAGCAACGTGGTTCAGGATCTGCAGATGGGGATCTCCACGAACCGGATGTACCTGGACTTCCCAGCTCCCCAAGAAGTCCCAACTATCCTGAAGGATCTCGCAGAGAGGGACAGGTCGGACACCATCGTGATAGAGCTCGAGGCCAAGTCGTGGGAGCTCCATAGCTTCAAGCTGGATGGAGCCTCTTGGGCCGTGAACCAGTATCTCGCCAATTGTCCGTCAGGGTAATGGGTTTCCGACAGGGCCAACGGGGCGTAATCTCTATGAGCAAGGAGAACCGCCATGGCCCGCAAGATTCGTCGTTCCAAGAAGAAGGACCCTGCTGCGGCCGAGGCCATGAGGGCTTCCGCAGCCCGTCGGGGGATCGAACGCTCCCGACATTTCGCATCGGGAGGCACCCTCGCCTCTTGGAGAGGGATCCACACCGTGTCCAAGAACCGACGGCGGGAAAAGAGCCGGAATGCTTGTCGGGGCCGACACCTCTGAGGCTTCCATGAACCCCGTGTGTGTCCGCCGAGTGGATTGGGCTGTAGACTTCTTTGTGGGCATCGCCCCGAGGACAATGGTCGCTCGAGTGCACACTCCCACCAAGGCCATCCGGTTCGAGCTCAGTGCCCTTTCCCACCCCACCCTGAGAGAGGGGGGAGAGGCCGCACATCAGGAATCCATTTCCTGGACCTACTACCTCAAGGCGCATCACAGCACATGTGATTGGAAGACCTTGGTAGACGGCGAGGAGATCGCGGGGAAGGACGGAGACCCCAACTGGTTCCGCAAGGCAACGCAGATGTACGGTCGACCCTACGAGAACGGTCGAGCCACCTGTAGGTTCGACATGAACGAGGCCGAGACAGTCATCGTTCATTCAGTCTCCATCGACGACGGGCCTCGATGGGACAATCCCCGTCCGGGGCACATCCTGGGGGTTTGGGCCCTGGTCGCCGCCTACGGAAGTCTGCGCCACCAGATAAACAGACGCCCATTTGTCGGCTTGTTCTTCCACGGGTTTGGACAGCTATCTGCAGAGCTTGATAGCTGGGGTCGTGCGGTGAAGGTGTGCTGGGCTCCTGGAGAGCCCCTGAAGAACATCGCAGCCCCTACATTCCTGACCCAGGACTTCATGGAAGCAGGAGTGGGCCGGGAGTTGGAATCCCCAACGTTGTGGAGTCATACACGGTAATCCGAGGCATCCGAAGAACCTCGGAGTTACCCATGACCCGCCGCCCCAAGGTTGTCCTCGTCGGACTCGGTGCCATCGGATCCCCCGTCGCAGTGAACGCGCGGAACTGGGATGCCGACCTCGTCCTCATCGACTTCGATCGCGTGGAGAACAAGAACACGCAGGCCCAAGCCTACGGGCGCCAGGCCCTCCGGCGGAACAAGGCCCAGTCGATGGCCCAGATCCTCCAGGGCATGTGGGGGCTGAGGGTCAAGGCCGTTCCCCACAAGCTCACGGACGCCAACGTTCAGCAGCTGCTCGCGGGCGCCGCTCTGGTCATCGACTGCACGGACAACATCGCGGCCCGGCAGCTGATCCAGGGCTTCTGCACGGAGAACGGGATCCCCTGTCTCCATGGCGGCCTGGCGGTAGCTGGGGACTTCGCCCGGGTCATGTGGACGGAGCACTTCACGCCACACACCGAGCCGGCCGGGGACGTACCGACCTGCGAGGACGGGGAGAATCTCCCGTTCCACTCCATCGTGGGAGCGCACATCGCCAACGAAGCGCAGCACTTCCTTCGCGATGGGACCAAGCGGAGCTTCCAGCTCACGCACAACTCCCAGGTCCGGATGGCCAATACTTCACCTATATAGCATTTTCTCCCTGTAGGAGGATCAGATAATGTCTCTGAAGAAAATATTGGCCTCTGAAGGGCTGATCGCCGGAAATACCTTTGATGGGGAATGGACGGTGGGCGTGTTCGCCAAGGGCCCTCGTGCTGTCCAGATCGCGCTGGCTCGCAACTTCCTTCCCGGGTTCGGGATGAGGGCACGGGGAGCTACCTTCTTCCTGTGGCCTACTCCGATGAGCCATGCTGAAGCCCTTCGGATGACGGAGAGGAGAGGCATCCAAGACATGGATCGCGCTCTCAAGCCGTATCCTGGAGGGGGGGTCAAGGAGTACGGTCCTGAGAGGTGGGAAAAGGTCAAGGGAAAGATTGTCCCCCTCCCTTCCACAGAGGCCGTGTTCTCAAGGCTCTGGGAGTCGGCCCGAGGCCATCTGTCAGGTCTTCGCGCGGCCCATCCCGAAGCGTACGAGGCCGTCAGGACTCATCTGGGCAACATCCGAGGAACGAAATCCATCGGAGGGCGTGAACACCCCGCTCTGGTGAGCACCCTCCTCTCCGAAGGTCGGTGGGGATCTTCCAACCAGATGGGGGAAGCTCTGGTTCAAACAGGCTCCCTCTTCGGGAAGCCTGCGGTGGTCGTGACCGCGGAGCGCGACCCGACAGTGTTCTTGGGAAGGTAGGCTCCCCAAAAGGTAACTCCGGATATCCGGAGTTACCATGTACGCCCAGAACAACCCACCCCTCCGCGCCGAGTGGCCGTCTACTCGGTGGTCGTAGCTCTCGTCCTTGGGGTTCCCTTCCTTCGGGAGCTCATGGGACTGAACCTCAAGGTGGAGACCCTTGTCTCCACGGGGGTCGTGGGCATCTACGTGTTCCTGCCCACCGGTTCCCCGGGCAGCCGCTACTGGTTCAGCTACAAGATGAGCGTGCTCCTCCTCTGCGCTGGAGCCACCGTCGCCGGGGTTCTCACCCGAGATGCGCCTCTCTTGGTTGCCTTGTGTGGAATCCTCGTAATCTACCTGGGGATGAGCTGGGTCCGGAAGTGGCGCGCGCTCAAGGCCAACGCGGAGGAAAGGTGAACACCTACGACCCCCACATCTACTGCGTACAGACCCCTCAAGTCGCCAACACTCCCCCGGAATCCTACCTTGGGTGCTACGAGTGGGTGGCGGATCGGGATGCTGCCCTCTCGACCGCCCGCCAGAAAGCTCGGGAGCTCGAAGAGTGCGAGATTTGGGGCGATCGGGAAGTCCTGGTCCATCAGGTTGAACCCTCCACAGGGCGTCCCAACCTGGTCGGCATGCTCAACAAATCATGCGATCCTGCCTCCTGGCCGATATCTCGGGTCATCCTCACTGTTCCGATCAAGGAAGCCTGAGACATGCCCCACGGAACTCCTGAGGTCTACCAGCTTCAAGCGGAACTGGATTCCGCCTATGCGGCAATCCGCAAGGTATTCGAAGAGAGCGGGTGGTGTCCTCTGTGCGATTCCCGCCACGAGGCTGCCTACTGGGAGGGCCGGATAGACCCACCTCTGTGTCCGGCAGCACGGGAAGAAGACTGGAAAGACAAAGAGGGCTCCCCATGTCCGGAACCTACTACGCCACCCAGCACGCCCTCAAGCAAATGCGACGAGGTCACCGGCCCAGCATCCACGCCAACCCAGAGTGTGGACACACCCGAGGAGCGGAAACGGTTCCTATCGGACCTCTTGTAGCTCGCGAGGTGACTGTGGGTTCCTACGAGACCCGGACGCAGATCCAGCTCTTCCAGAACGACAAGCCCATCGCCAAGCTCTGTGGGGCCTGTCAGATTCGGAAGTCCCCATGAGGTTCGGGAATCCTCTGGAGAGAGGCCCAGTTCCTCTGGGACATCCGGAACGTCCTGTACGTGGGAGTCCTGAGCCACGACAAGCACTCAGCCCCGGAACCTTGGGGCCGTATCTTCCGAGAGGTCGAGGAGAAGCTCCGGAAGCCTTGGAGCACCTCCGATCGGCAGGAACTCTTCACGGAGCCGTACATGTCCACCCTGATCGACCGTATGAAGGAGGGGGATCTCTACATCGTCCTCCGCCCCACCCTTTCGGAGTGGGACATCGCAGCGGCTTCCCTGATCCTTCGCCATGCGGGAGGCATCTGCCTGGCACCCCAGGGAGGCACCCACACCTTCCGGAAGGAGAACCCCAAGGTGGAGAGGGGTGTCCTTGCCGCTGCAGACTACAACCTCCTCCGAGTCTCCCGTCATGTTCTGCGGAGGCTCTCATGACCCAGATCCCCCAGCTGAAGGCCGGAGGGCACGCCCCCCAAGAAAAGGAGTACTGCTTCATGGAGGCTGTAGCTCTCTTGGCAGGAGAGCCTCACTCCCATTATCCCCAATGCGCCTGCTGGATACTGTCGAACATCGGGGTCTCCATGAACGACTACATGGGGCTGGGTCCTACCGGGGATGCGCTCCGGCAGGAGTTCCTGGCGCCTCTGGTTCCTCTTCTGATTGGAACCAGAGGGAGCATCGAGATCGAGAGAGCTCGAGGGATCCTCTTTCTCCAAAAGTCTGAGACATACCTGGGGACTCTCCTGGAGCTCGAGGACCTGACTCCCCACGAGACCACGATGGTTGGCCGGGCGGTGAACAACATCCCGGTAGCTCTGACCGACCTTGAGAAGAAGCTTCAGGACATCCAGGACGCAGGGATGCACAAGCCGAAGGCTCCCATTATCCACACCCGGAAGAACCTGGGACACGCAAGCCTGCTGGTAATGGACGCCTTCTCTGCTCTCGCAGAGAACTCCATCGGGAAGGACGCCTGGGCTGCCGTGGTGGGGATCTACAAGGAAGCCCTCGCTCTGGAATAGCCTGGATATGGGGTCTGTTCCTCCTACGAGGAGCACCTGCTGATGACACCCTCTCCTGAGCTGGTCCTCGCTGTCCTGCAATCAGACCCCAACGTAGCCTGGACCAACGCCTGTGTCTGGCGGAAGCTCCAGGACAGCTATTCAGAGGGCATCGCGCAGGACGTCTCCAGCGGGGAGACCCAACACGAGGACTGGCCCTACCGAGAGGACCGCATTGCCGAAATGATGATGGAGATCACAGGCCAGATAGCCGGGATCAACGTCGTCCTCCAGGGGCTCTGGAACAACGGGAAGGTGCTGCGCCGGAGGACCTTCGGAGGCCAAGGCGAGTGGTGCCTTCCGGAGCTCGGGGGTCTTACACCCAAGCAATGGCGAGCTCAGCGACGCAGGGCAGGTTAGCAGGACTTATCGGAAGGGAGATCCCGATGCTTCAAAGGCGAAGATTGAAACGGTAACGGAATCCGTCACCACACGCCTCCTTAGCTCAGTTGGATAGAGCAACGGCCTTTAGATACCCTATGCCTCGCTGCGGGTACGGAGGCCCAATGCTCTGTCCACATTGCAGGAAAGATCCGGGAGTTCGCTCTCGGGCGTTCTCAAGCCATGTCCGGTGGTGCTCGGAAAACCCCAAGCGTTCGGTGTACGTCGAGAACTTGAGGGCGGCGAGAGCCGCGAAGAAGAACTTCCGCAACGGCTACACAGCAGGAACTCTCACAGAGTGTCCGGACAGTGTCAAGAAAGTCCTTGCCGAAGCCAACAGGAACCGGGTTTGGACACAGGAAAGTCGGGACAAGGTCTCAGCCGCCCGTCTTCGATGGTTGCGGGAGAACCCGGACAAACACCCGTGGCGAAGAAAAGACAAGTTCGTGAGTGTGCCCTGCGAGCACCTCAAAAGGCGGCTCCGGGAAGAAGGGCTCACCTTTGAGGAAGAGTACATGCCGTTCAAAGACCGGTTCTTCTCTCTCGACATTGCCTTCCCAAGCAAGAAGGTCGCGATTGAGGTGAACGGTAACCAGCACTACGAAGTGGTGCCGAACAACACTCAGCCTGGACGCTTGAAGCGGTACTATCGGAACCGTCACCTCCTCCTGATTGAGGGAGGGTGGACGGTTTTGGAAGTACACTACCCAAAGGCGTTCAGTGAGGAAACAGTCTCGAGAGTAAAATCTCTTGTCTGAGAGACCTCTTTGTGCCTCGGTAGTTCAGTTGGATTAGAACACCAGCCTTCTAAGCTGTCGGTCCCAGGTTCGAGTCCTGGTCGAGGCGCCATTCCTCTCCTTCATAGAGCGCAGGCTCGCCTCCTGCCAGGGCTGTGTTCGAGTCCTGCAGGAGGTGCCTCCGTCCCGGAGTGCCTTATCTTCCGACGTCTGCCTGAATCCGTCTTCCAGGCCCTCTTGGTTGGGGCAGTGTTGGTTCTTTCCCTCTTGGTGGTGATGGATATCCACTCATGCCTATGACCACCAAGGAATGGATGGAGATCCAGTTCACCAGGGAGAGGAACATCCGTTGGATAGACGGAGCCAACCCGAAGCACATCGGAGGCTACCAGAGCTCCTTCCAGGTTCTCTCCCACCGAGTCCCTCGAGCTATCTGGTCTTATGTCAATGTCCGGAGACCCAACGGACAGAGGGCCCGCTACTACCTCAACGGGGAAGCGGGGGAGACCAAGGGGGGCTTCTTCATCCACTTGACGATGCGTTGGCGGACCCCAAGATCTTTCGGACATAGAGCCGAGCGAACCGTGTTCTTTGCCCCCCAGGAGAACGCCCCCAAGAAGCTGAACAAGGCAATCAGGGAGCTCCGCAGGGAGCTCGACCTGTAGTCAGCGGGAGCGGCGCTTGGCCTTGCGCTCAGCCCTCTTCTTCCGCCGAGAAGCGACCCGTTCGGGACGGCCCTCTCGCCATTCATCGATCTTCTCGCGAAGCTGGTCGAACCGCATGGAGACGCGAGAGAGGATCCATGCCTTGGCCTGCTCCTCATGCTCATCTACCCAGGCGACCCCTTGGGTGGTGAGCCAGGTAGCGGCAGCAGAGGCCACGAGGTCCGCCCTCTCGTTCCCTGTGAGGTGGTCGAAGTTTTCGTCCACCACCCGGATCATGTCATCGGTCAGGTCATCCAGACCCTCTTCCAGGACGCCATCCAGAGCATCGATGACGAACTCCTCCGTCTTGTCCACGGCCTCGTCGAGAATGTTCTGGTCAGACATGACAACCTCCGGGGAAGAGATACCCGGAGGCCCCTGGATACGGTATCTAACCGGCATGCTTCAATCCCTTCTCCCAGACCTCCCGACAGGCGCCACCACCCCTGACGAGTCGAAGAAAGACGGCTCGGAGCCGGAGATCAGAGCGATCCTCCTTCCTGAAGACCGGGTTCTACGGACTCGGAAGGAGGCGATGCGCTACCTCCGCAGATACAAGAAGGTGTTGGAGAAGCTGGCCGAGAACTACATCCAGTTGGTCCAGGCGATCGAAGATCCGGACAAGAAGGTCGTGGTTCTGCTCCTCATCGAAGCCCTCGCCGCAAACGAGGCGTGCTTCCATTCCAACGCCTACCGGAACGGCCTGAAGAGGGACCCCTACCAACTGCAGGTAGAGCACATCGATATGGACGAGGACCTCGCCGACGCTCTGGAAGAGCAGTTCGGCGACGAGCTCGTTCAGGAGGCCTCTCGCTGGCTATTCGGCAGCCTGGCGAGCTCCTCCCTCCTGTTCGTCCTCTGGGCCTTGGGAGAGATCAAGTTCACGAACAGAGGTCCCATCTACATCGCCCATAGACTGGGCTTTGACATCAAGACCCGCAAGTTCATCCACGTGACCTCCCACCACGACCCCCACGATCCACGGGGGGTGCGGTGGATGGTCCAGAAGACCAAGGATGGCGTCGTCAGCAGGAAGCCCTTGGCAGGCTTCCTTTAGTCGATGAGCTCAGCAGTCCAGTAGCTGCGCCAGGGGCTGCCCTCGGGCAGATAGAAGGACCACTCGTCCGGGATCCGATACTTGAAGATCGTCATCCGAGCGACGTCCACCGTGGTGGGAACCCACGGCTTCTTCAGGAGCTTCATCCCTGCCTGGCGAGGCGTCTGCGGACCCTTGGTGGAGTTGCATCCGTAGCAGGCCGTGGCGAGGTTCCGCCAGCTGGTGACCCTGCACTTCCGCTTGACCCCAGGAACCTTGACGTGTCCGTCCTTGGCCTGAGCACGCGGAATGACGTGGTCGATCGTCAGATCCTCGAGGCGAGGCTTCCCGCTCTTGTTCCGAGGCTTGGCTCCGCAGTACTGGCAGGTGTAGTCATCCCGAGCCAGGACGTTCTGCCGGTTGAGACGCACCTTCCGCTTCACGTACCGAGAGATGACCCGAACCACAGCGGGATACGGGAAGCTCTCGGTCGCGGAGCTGAGAGTGCGACCTGCGTAGTCCTGAACCAACTGGACCTTCCCCGACAGGAGCTTCTCCATGGCCCCACGCCAGGAGATGACGTTCAACGGGGTGAAGTCGATGTTGAGGACCAGCACCGCTGTGGGTACGAATGTGGTCATGGGGTCCTCCGGGCTATCACGGATAGCATAACCGCGAAACCCGGAATGGCTCGTCAGGACCGGAAGCGCCACCTTGTGTAGCGGTCCTCCCGGGAGCCCTCATCGACTACAGTAACTCCGTGGGAGTCCTGTAGCCGTACTCGAAGCTCGTCTGCTGCGTCGTAGGCACCCGCTTCCACGAGGGACTTGCGGGCACGTAGGAGAGCCTCTACGGCCTCGACCTCTCCGAACCGGGGATGCTCGATCGGACCCTCGTAGATGATGTTCCCGTCGAGCTCGGTCGGGAGATCCAACGGGTGTGGCCAACCTGAAAGGATCAAGGCAAGCAGAGAACCGAGAGGAGCCTCTGATGGACCACCGGAATCTTCTCATTGGCCAGGACGTTCGAGGCAAAGAGGAATCGAGCCTGGAGGAACCAGATCGCGGGTAGGGTCTTGGCCTCGTAGTCAGAGACCCGCTTTCGGATGGCCGTCTCGTGATCATCGGGACCCCGAGCACGCCCCAACAGACGAGCCTTGAGGCGCTCCTGGACCAGCCCGGGATCCCCGGAGAGGAGCAGGTGGACGATTCGCACAGGGTCCGGATCCATCGAGTAGGCGGACCGAAACAACCGCGCTTGGGGGACAGTCCTCGGGTAGCCGTCGAGGACCCACCCCTCAGCACAGTCCGGTAGGCTGAGACGAGCCTGGACCACCCGCTGGGTTAGGTCATCAGGGACGAACTCGTTCCGGTCCATGTATCCCCGGACCCTCTCTTGGATGTCTTCGGGAACACCAGAGAGGGTGCGGAAGATCTGGCCGGTCTGGATATGGGGAATCCCAAGCCTCTCGGCGAGCAGGGCACCCTGGGTCGTCTTGCCGACACCCGGCATCCCCATCAGCACGACGCGCATTCTGGCCTCCGTTGAGACCAGACGTTACCGTCAGGGATTCAGATCAACAGAGCCGAGCGGAGGGGCCTTCGCAGGATCACCCTCGTATTGGACGACATGAATCACGTGAACGTGGCGGTGGGACATGGAGATGTGAATCGGCTTGCCGTCCTTGATCTCTGCTACCATCGCGTTGATGAAGTCGGTCATGGACTTCGTCAGGTTCTCGATAGCCTGGCCGATCCTGTGGGCGCCGGCTTTGATGCCCTTCAAGGCCGCCCAACCGGCGCCACCCCCAGCCCCAAGAATGGCGCCGAAATAGCCGAGGTCGCCGAGCAGATCACTTGGGATGGTCAGAGCCCCTTCAGGAGCCGCTGTTCCTCCTCCTACGGACGGGTCCTGGCCCAAGGCTGCGGAGAGAAGCATCAGGATGAGGGGGAGGTTTGGCGTCATCAGGAACCTCCCTCCGAGGGCTTGGTCTGGATGGACTCAGTCAGGACCTCCAGCAGCCGGGAGAGGCCCTCCGGAGGACCCCTATCCTCAGCGGAGACGGAGATCTGATACTTGGATGACGTATCTGTGGAGCGGGTCCGGTCCCTCTGGGAGCTGACAGACCCCGAGACCTCGACCTTGGCACGGAAGGGACCCCAGCCCCCGGAGGCGGAGGCCGCGACGGAGGCATCCTTCTTCTTGGACGCAGAGACACGGGAGGACGTCTTGATCTCGACCTGGAAGTCGACGGAGATCTCCCTGATGGCCAAGGAGGGGACGGATACGATGGAGAGGAGAGGAACCGAGACCTGAACCTGTTCTCCGGCTTGGTTGGTCGCAGAGAACTGAACCAGACGAGCTTGCTTGGAGAACGTATCTGATCCCTCGTCCTGGGTCCGGACCATCCCGATCTGGTCGATGAAATCAGCCTGGGCGAGAGCAAGCTGTACCTGCGCCTCACAGGCCGCCTCAAAGGGGGCGGCGATGAGCTGAGAGAGGGGGAGACTCTTGAGAGTCTCAGCCTGAGCGTTGGGGCTTCCTCCTCCGGAAGGGGTGGGCAGTTTCTTATCGGCCATTTCTCAACCCTCCGGCTTGCATTGCGAAGAGGCGCCATAGGGTAACCAGGGGGGATGAAGACAGACCGACACAGCCGGAAGTGGACCCTGCGCAACCTCCTGTATTACGGGGCGGGGGTGGTGCTCTTCGGAGGTCTGGGGCCGTTCTGGTCCTTCTTCCTCTTGTTTGGGGAGGAAAAGGCCGAGGATTTCACGACGCGATTTATAGCGTGCAACTTCATGAACTCCCATCACTCCCATCAAGAGGACATCCTGAAGTCAGTCGATAGAGCCCAGAAGTTGGGCCGCTCCCTGGACAGGTTGCGCAGGGACGCTGCGCAGCAGAAGCTGGATGGACGCCTGCGTTCCGGCCCCCTTGGGCGTATTGGCCTGGGACCCAGGAGGACGACGCGCTCAAGAGAAGCTGGTTCTACTTTATGCTGTGGATGACCTCCTCTGAGAAGAGGGAGAGGATCATACAAGAGGCAACGGAGATCTGCCGCCGAAAGGTGAAGGCGCTATCGCTGGGGCAGATCACGGAGAGAGGACTGGGCCCGGGAGCCCTCCTTCCGGAGATCTCCGATGGCCTGAAGTTCTGGGAATCCGAAGGAGAGGAAGATGGATAGCACGGATACTGCTGCTCAGGAACACGAGCGACCGACCTACTGGGAGCTGATCAAGAGGACCCCGCTCCGGCTGTGCGTGTATTCGTTGTTCCTGGGCCCCTTGGTCCGGATGCTCCTGGAGTCACACGAGTCCGCCGAGAGATGGATATCCCAGAGGATCGCACGGGCCCAGATGGACGCCTGCCGGGAGACTCTGGAGGAGGCCCGCCGGGAGCTCGAGGCGTCCATCGCCGAGCGGAGGCTCAAGGAGGATCTCCCGGAGGTCAAGTTCGGGAACTTCTTGGTGCGGCCAGAGACCCGAGCCCATGACCACCAGGTCCGGTTGTTGCTATGGGCTTGCCCACAGGAGACGCAGGACCGAGTCTTGGCAAAGGCAGACGCCGAAATGGAGAGGGTAATGGGGGCGTGGTCCTGCGGAGGGGACCTGATATCCAAGATCCCGGACCTGCCTACAGCCGAGGAGGATGCAGAGCGATGTCGGTAGACCAGAACCCGAAGCAGCTTCTGCTTCGCGAGAGGATAAGGGATGGTGTATTGGGGAACCTCGTGTTCGTGCTGTCCCGGATGTTGCTTTGCACGAAGGTCTTCCCAAGGATCATGGCGAGCCACATAGCCGAGGACGTCATCAAGGGGTGCGAGTTCGACCTGGCCCATACGCTGATCGAGTTGGAGGAACGGACCAGGGAGAAGCTCTTGACGGAGGACTGGACCAGCCTCGGCTTAAACTCCGAGGAGGGCCTTGTCGGAGAGTTCCTTATCATCCGCGCCTGGATCTCACCCCCCGAGGGCGCGCGTGTCCAGGACCAACCCCTGGCGAACCTCATGTCCTACCTCCACTGGCAGGACCGGCAGCGGATCAGGGACCTGATTTGGAAGAAGATCAGGGAGCACTCCCTGACCAAGGAAACGACCGCACCAAACCAGGACGAGGAGATCAGGCTCTTGCTGCGCATGGAGGTCCTAATCTCTACACCAGAGGAATAGGATGCTCGAGTTCCTGAGATCCCTCCTACGGACTGACTACAGTTTCTGAAGCAGGAGGTTGTTGACCCGTACGACGCCTTCGGGCGGGTCTGTACC